TGATATTTTATAAATTACTACAATATTTTATAAATAAGTGGAAAATACTTTCTTATTACATCTATAAACAATAAGTGAATTATTTCTCTCTTATATACTCTCTACTGTTATAATATACCTTCTGCGGCCGCCATTTTTACCATCCTATTCCTGCGCCCGCCGCATTTTTCACAGTATCTTTTTGATACTTACTATATATTATAGAGTAATTATCTTTATGTTATATACTATATCATTTTTATATTATTACCTTTTATATATTTATATGCTTTTTAATAATTTCCCCCTTTTCCGCCGCATTTTTTTCCAAAATAAAGGGGCTTTTTCAGCCCCTCATTTTACGCATTTTGTAATGCTTTATAAATTTCACTGCTTACCTCATTACCTACTTCAGGCATTTCTTTAATCACCATCAAAGATAAAAAGGTTAAAAGACTTTGTTTTGTTTCTTGCCATTCCTCTACCGTTAAATTCGGATTATGTTCTAACTCCCTTTCCATTATTTTTTTCAACAAGTTCTTGCCCACGTTCCGTGTTAAGCCCGTCTTTTACTGCACTTACAATGTTTTCTAATTTCAATTTCATTACCTCCCTTTCACATCTCTATTATACTATATACACATTAATGTGTCAACTCCTTAAAAAGAAAAAGCAGGGGAATTTCCCTGCTATAATAAAACTATACAAAACATTGAAATGAAAATTACTGATAACATAAATATATCATTGTCTACATGATAAATTATACAATAGAGGATTGCAAGCATCCATAAAGCTATAACCATTTTGTATATAAATATATTTGTAATTGTAAAAGTTATTATTTCAAACATTTATTTTACCTCTATATTATCATCAATAAGAATTATTGAACCAATAGTTACTAAAGCTGAAATAATTATTACAAGCCCTAACATTATATCCTTTTGTGCATACATTAAATAAGCAGCAAAAAGAAATATTCAATTTATCATACTTATTGCTTTTAGTGTATTCATTAATTTTTAACCTCACTCCATTTACCACCTACAAGAATAAACTCTTTATAGTAATCGGGGTTATACCAGTTGGGCATATAATGTTTTTTCTTAAAGAATTTTCTAATTGTATCTTTTATTAAATCTTCTAATTCTAAGGTATCTTCAACTGTTAAATCACTTAAATAACTATCCGCTGCTTCCCCTGCTTCATCATAAGCACTTTCTTGCATATCCTCAATAATATTATCTACATTAAAGTATGGAATATCAGCAAATTCACCTTTCATTATATATACAGTATCTCCATCTTTAAGTTCAAGAACATCTTTAGCTTCCTCTAATGCATCTCTTAATTTAGTAAAAGGTGAACTCCAATAATAATCAGTCAATCCTTCTGCCCATACATAATATTTCATTATCTTTTCCCCCAATCTAATTTTTGCCCGCAATTTTCACAATAGTTAGGTAGTCCAAAGAAATCATCATTAGGTAGTTCATTTGTGCAGCGGGGACAAATAGGATAATCTTGGTCATCTGAAGGATAAATAGGTTTTTCGGGGCTCTGTTTAGTTAAAGCCTCTATTACAATTTCAATTACTTTATTCATTAATAAAACTCCAATCTAATTTCTGTCCACAGTTTTCACAATAGTTAGGTAATCCAAGAAAATCATCAACAATCATTTTATTACAAAATGGGCAATGATAAATATTGTTATATTTTTCGTTCTTTACAGGCGTTTTAGCAATAGCCTTTTCTAACGCTGTAACTCTTTCAGTTGGTGAAAGTTTTTTCATTTTTATTCCTCCATTTCAATTAATCCTTCTACATATTGCATAGCTTCATCAAGTGTTAAATATCTCTTGATAATATCATAACCTGTACTTTGAACATTGTCAACATCTTCATCGTTGTAATTCCTTACACCTACAAAATAAAGCTGTTTATGGTTTTCGTATTCTCCTAAATCAATATGAACTATGTATTCACCGAGAGTATAAACATCTCTATCAATCTTTTGCCAAGGGTAAAGAACTGATTTATCAACGGTTCTAAAATCTGTAATAGGTAAAGGAATATTCTCCATCCTTGCGCCGCACATGGGACAGAAAGGTGTCATATAAAGTAATTTTGACGGCGCAAAATGGCAATTACTACATTCACAAGTCCTATTAATATCCTGTTCAAATTTTTTATGGGTTTGCCAATATGCTTTCATTCTACACACCTCTCAAAATATACAAGATAAACTTTAACATTATTGCCTTTAACTTTTGTTTCAAGTTCTAAACAACTACTAACACTTCCAAATCCTAATACTTCGTATGCAGGAGTGCGGAAAACAAGGCTTTCTCCTAATTTTAATTTATTCTCTGCTATGAAAAAATTATCACCTTTGCTAATAATTCTTTCTTGCTCAAGTTCATTTAAAATAATATCCATTTTAAAACCACTCCTTATAAAAATTAGTTTTTTCAAAAACCTCTTCCCCGTTATAGCCTGCTTTATTTAAAATTTTAATAAAATAATGTCTATAAAGACATTTTAGGGGATCAGGTTCTATAAGTTTTGCAATAGCTAAAGCACTTAATGCCCCATAAAGTCTATCTAAAAGTATTAAGTAATTATCTCCTACTCTTATTCTATTTAATTCATTCTCCATAAACTGTTTTAAAACAGTTACACCATCAATCATAAAGTTCTTTTGCCTCCCCTTCAATTTTACGCAATAAATCAATATCTACTTGCATAAGTGGGGCTACATTATAGTATGCTTCTACTTTACCTAATGCAATATGATATTCTGCTATTCTTATATCAAAATCAAAATCCTCAAAAGTCATATTACTGGTAAGTTTGTCCATCCTATACATTTCCTCAACTGCATTTTTAAATAATCTGATGAACTGTTCCATATTAATTACCTCCTTTTGTTGTATTTATTATAGCATTTATAACTGCTGCTGTCAACCCCTATTTTAAAAATAAATAAAAAATGGGACTACCACTTGATAGCCCCATATTTCCATTTTAAGAGGTTTAATTTACCAGGGATATATAATTATACCCCTTTATAAATAAAAACGCTCTAAACTAATTCTCATGCGTGTCAGCACTATTTCCAATTCCATACATCTTCAAAAGTTTCAATAGTTTGAGTAAAAAGATATTGTAAATCACCACTCTTAATAATTCTATCATAAATTAATCCAAAAATACTAAAGACTAAAATAGGAATTACTAAAAGCATAAAAGCAATAACTCTTAAAAAACGGAAACGGAGGAAATCCATTAATTTAACTAACCAATCAGCATAAGAGTTCTTATTATAATTCATCTTATCCCTCACTTATAATATAGTTTATCTCATCATATTTTTCAACTTTATAATCAAAATGGGCAAAGAAATTAGCAATAGTATCATTAAAAGTAAACACTTCAAAGTTCATAGGAGTATGATAATTTAAAATATCTTGCATTAAATTCTGAATATCCCTGAACTCACTTACTGTAAGGTTATATTTATGTAAACCTGATTTACACTTTTTACCATCTTTAGTCCAATAACCATATTGACATTCATCACAAGCAGCACAAAGTCTATCCCATTTCTTCAATTCTGTACGCTTTGCAACTACAAAGAGTTTACCAATATCACTCTTATAAACTCCATAACTATCCCCATCTTCATCCCTTACTTTAAACATAGAGTATCTATCTTGCCCAGGTTTTGCACCACAAATAATAGACCGTGCATGAGCGGGATAAAGTTTACCCTTCTTAAAGTTACCGTATTTACTTGTAATACATTCAAATATCTCAAAATTATGCTGACTGCAAAACATCTTCAAATTTCCCTTCTGTAATATAAAATAACCATTCTCCCGCTTTATAAAGATTTACAATACCTTTTAAAATAAAAGGTTTAGTACCATCGTTACACATAATGTATGTAAAGCCCTCTAAAGTAGCTTTATGTTCTATAATACCTTTTTTAACTGCTACATCTACCCATAAATCTTTTTTAAAGAAAACAGCAAACTTTTCCTCACTATGGTACATATCAGCGTTAAGGGCAAGTTTAGTGCATAAATCCATTAATCTGACCACCTTTCAAAGAAGATGTAGCCATCACGATAGTAAATACCAAAACGCCCACTAAAAGTAGCAAGATAACCTTCATCACCTGTGCTACAATCATCATCATAAATATTAAAAGTACCTTTAAGGCAAGTAAAGTAACGGAGTTCATTCTCACCAAAATTATTGTATTCTAATTCCTTTTTAGGGATATAATCATCAAAAAAGGCTACTCTTGTATCCCCATCTCCATAGCCATTAGGAATGTTGATACTAAATTCTGCACTGCCAACTCTTAATCCTCCGATGTCACTACTTGTTACAAAGCGTTTATTTGATTTTCTCCAAAGTTTGTTTAATGTCATTTTCTGCATCTTTTCTCAACCTTTCTATATACCATTTTTCAGGCTCATATTGTGTAGGATGAGCAGCCATTAAAGACTGCTCACAAATTACACAATAACTGCTATTCCTATGTTTACAGTAAGAACAATACACTTTAATTCTCCGCAGATGTTACAAACTTATCTTTTAAAGTTCTTAAAGCATATACACATTCACTCTCTGTTTCAAAAGCCATTCCTGCTGCTTTATAGGCAAAATCAGAAGGGGTATTGCACCATACTTCCTGCATTACTTTTGTCCAGTCATTAGCTTTAGGATGGTAGTACATTTTACCATAAGTAGGCTCAAAAGTAGGTCTTACAATAGTAAATCTACCTACACAAAGGTCAGCCAAATCTAAATCAATTTCACAAGCATCTCCCCAAGCACCTGCACCATCATTAAAGTCAGCATCCCAATAAAAGAAACCATCTTTAGTGATTTTAAATTTGTCACCTTCAAATTCCTCAAGTTGAAACTCCTGCTCAAGTCCAAGCCCTAAAAGTTCTACTACTTCACTAATTACATTTGTTTCCAATTAAATCTCCTCCTTAAAATACATTGAATAAATCAAATGTTATAATGATTAATAAAGTTAAATTAAATATGCATAGTTTTTCTAAACCTTTATCATTTTTTAAATACATTTATTTATCCTCCTGTTAAGAATATATTATCATGTATTCCCGATTTTGTCAAGTATTTATTTATTAAATACCTCTAATATTTCATTTACTTTACTCAAAGTGTTTGTTTTAGGGTCAAGTTTACTTGCCATTTTACAAATTTTCAAATCACTGGCGTTTAAGTCTACACCATGTTTTATATCAAAATCAAGGTTACTGATATGTTTAATAAGATTATAGAGATTTATCATTTTAGGTTCTTTATCTGTATGTCCTTGCCTTCTTAAATTAAGATAAATAGTACAGAGGTTAGCAAAACCATGTCCAACTTGTTTAAGTTCAAATAACATTTAAAATCGCCCCTTTCAAGTATTATTATACCAAAGGGGCGATAACTTGTCAAGCCTTAAAATTGTAAATAGGCTTAATAATCTGTTTAATTTTAACAGTATCTTCAATAGCGTCTATAATCTCTTGTGCAGGTTTATATGCCATAGGTGCTTCATCAATAGTGGAATTATTAACTGATGTAGTATAAATACCATCCATAGTAGCCATATAATCTTTTAAATCAATTTTCCCTTTAGCTTCGCTAAGGATAGCAATTATATAACCAAGTAAGTCTATAATCATTTTATACCTCCTATTTCCACTTTATCAATGCTCACCTTGTAACCATCAACTTCTGTTACCTCTCGTGGTATACATCTGTATACTTGCCAATCAAGCATTTCGCCAACTCTATCTACTGCTTCTTTTTCATTTTCTGCAACTACTAATATTGCACCTTCATCACTATAGCCAATATATTTAACAGAATATAATTTCATTCTTTAACCTCCATTTTAGCACCACAATGAGGGCAATATTTATACCATTCTGTTGCTTCTTGCCATTCATAAGAAGCACCACAATTAGAACATCTTGCCGTTTCATTACCCACACCTTCTGTAAAGGAATAATCCCAATTAGCATATAACTCATCATTAGTAGCAGGGTAATCATTTAAAATCTCAATCATATCAGAAGCCATAACGTGATGGTCATAACTCCAAGTTTGCTTACTTATATCACAATAAGTATCTTTTAACCATTTAATCAAATGTCCTGCATTTATAAGTTTCATTTATCATCCATCCAATCAACAGGTAATAAATCGCTTACCTTTTTATAAAATTCAGCTTGTTCTGCTCTCCATTTATCAATGTCAAAAGTTTCTTTGGCAATAATCTGCTCATCTTCTAACATTTTATGATAATTAGGAATGAATACATCCCAGGGATATGTGTCTAATTCGCCATTTAAAGCAAGTTTAGGGAAATTATTTGCATAATAGAATTTACGTTTAAAACGCTTATCAGTTCCAAGAATTAGGTCATTAATACATACATACGCTCCAAAAAGATTAATAAAGTATACATTAAAATTTTCTGTATATCTGCTACTTAAAAACTCAATACAGTTTGTATGTAAATCTAAATGCTTCCCTTCAAACTTTCCTGCAAGAATAAGTTGAACCATCTCTTCCATTTCTTTATGAGAATATGCCTTTTTATAAGCAGCACTTAAATGTTTAAGTCCATTATCATTCTCAATGTAATTCCAAATAGGGAGGGGATTAATTGCATCATAATGTACATAAATACTATCTTTTGCACTACCTCCCTCAAAAATACTAATATGACTGCTATTTTCAGGGTCTACAACTGCCAAATCAATTTTCATAAAAACCTCCATTATACTCTAATTCTAAATCTTTAACAAGTAATCCTAATATAAAAGCAGGAATTATTGCAACAGGGTATAATTCTGCCCAAAAAGTTGTTATAATTGCTAACACATTGATTGCCATAAGTAATTTAGTCATTTTCATTACCTCCTCTTTATGTTCTTATTATAGCACATATAAAAGCGTTTGTAAAGGGGTAAAATTAAAAAAAGGAAGATTATTCATCTTCCTTTATCATTCTAAATGGGTTTATAAAAAATGCAATCATAGCCCTATCTAATGTCATCTCACTATGATTAAGTTTCCATCCAAAATAAATTCTTAAATAGAATTTCCAAAACCAAGGTTTTGTGTAATAAAAACGCCACAAATAGGAGTCTTTAATTTCATAGTGATGGCACTCATTATATTTAGTGTCTTTATAATCTTTAAGTGCAATAATATTCTGTGGATTATATTCCTTACCACAAATATAGTAACTAAAACCGTAACCAGTATTTCTATAAAGCCACCATAAACGGCAGAAATATCTCTGTACCCTCTCCCAAAGTGTAAAATTCGGATTTACAATAAAAACTTTACCAGGCTCACAAGGGTATTTAGATTTATCCTCATATACATAATAATAATGACTGTTATAATTATACCTAAAAATTTTAGGCACTATACCTTCTGTAACCATCCACTCTACATCTAATGTATTATCATAGGTCTGCCATAATTTGAAAATTTTAGGCAGCCTGCCCCTTTCATCTGCAAATAATACAACAATAGGGTTAGTGAAATAACAAAGTATAGTAAATGCAAAATCAGCAATTACATAAAGAAACCATATAATATATTTCAAGAATTATTCTCCTTCCATTTTAAATAATCTTCTTGTTTAATAGAGTATATATTAGTATAGCCACATTTTGAACATACAATTTTGAAATAATATACCCCATCTATAAGATTTTCAACAAAATTAAATGTATGATTGCAATTCCTCTTCCAACTCGACACGCTTATTACGTTTGTAAGGTTTTTTAGGGGAATGGACTCTTGTATAAGGTTTAATACTTCCCCAATCCTTTCTTTTTTCATTATAATATTCCTTTCTATCTTTTTTACTGCGCTTATCTATTGAAATAAACATAATTAACCTCTTTTCGGCGGCATTAAATATGATTCACGATTATGTATCACGGCTGTTATTAATTTGTTAAATACTTCATTGGCAACATCTCTATTATATTGTCCAAGGCAATAAACATTGCCACTTTTAGAATAACTATAAATATTAGTATAATAAGAACTTTGTTCAGTAATTTTTATGGATTCAATATTATCTGCATTTATAGCCATTTGTTTATCTTGTGTTATAATATACATTTTAATCCTCCACTACAAATACTGCGTCATCTCTTACTAAAGCGTTGAATAGACTATTAAGAACCTTTCTTGCTTTTACGGAATTATTTTTATAATCAGCAATTACAATCTTTGTATCATCATTGAAATAAGCATTTACATATCCATTAAATTCAGCAAATTCTGCGATAGAATTAGCATTTACAATGCTACCTTCTTGCGTTTTAATCCACATAATTAATCCTCCAATTTCACAATTCTATTATATAATACATAGAATGGTTTATAAACTACATCTAAATGGTAATGCCCCATAAACCATTTCCACTTTTTCCCTGCTATGTGGGCATACAATAATTCCAAATTCTTGCAGCTTTCATCAACCTCATTAGGATTAAAAGGAATATTCTCATTTAAGAAAATTTTATTACGAATAGAGAGTGGTGCGCAATGAGAAATTACATAATCAATATTATTACTGTTTTTAATTGCCTTATTTACCGCTTTAATTGATACTCTCTCATCACGCCACCAGTTTTTACCTTCAGTGCGATATTTTTTATCAAAACTCTCCGCACCTCCAATAAAAAGAAAACGCTTTCCATTAATCTTCAATACTTCCCCGTCCATTACACGATAACACTTTTCAGTGATTTTTTGTACTTTACCACCATAAAGTTCGGTAACAGGGAAGGCGGAATAGCGGGGAAAATTCTCGTGATTCCCTGTTACAAATAACATAGTACATTTAATAGACTTCATAAGTAAGTCTAACTCTTTACGTTCTATATTATAAAATTCAGGGCGAGTTTCCCAAATATATCCAAAATCACCACAGACAATAAGAACATCATCCTCTTTAACTTCATTGATAAATGGAAGTTTTAAGAGTTTTTTAGCATCTAATCCTCCATGTAAATCACCTGTAATATAAATCATCTAATATCACTTTCCTCAATTTTATCATGAAAACTATCAGAATATTCTAAAATCGCCTCTCCAAGTTACTTTCAGGAAACCAACTACGCTCACGATTTTTCTTTTCACAAAGATAACAGAAGCAGCCTACACCCCTACCCCATTCTACATCTACAACAGTACAAGGTATTTCTGAATTAAAATGTTTTGCAATAACTTTATCACCAGTATCAAACTTACTTGTTACTTCAAATCTCATGTTAGTACCTCAACAATCTGCTATAATTTCAAGAACACTTTTGTTTTCAACATAATCATCTTCGGCGGCTCTTAATTTATAAATGCCAACTTGGTCACCGTCAATGTTGATTACTAATTCCATATCATCAGGAATCCTCACTTCCTCTAATATTTTCTTTAACATACCTACTGTAAACATTATTCTCCGCCTCCAACTAATAGAATATTTACAGGCATATCCGCACCTCTATGAATTACAGCTACTTTAGTTAAAGGAAAGTCATCATCCAAACATTCAGAAGTGGAAACTGTAACTTCAGATTTTTCATTATATTGGTCTAAAATATCAACCAAATCTTTAATTTTCATTTTTAAACAACTCCTTAAAGATATAATACAGTACATCTACTACAATACTATTACCTGCCATTTTATAAAGCTGCGTATTACTTATTCCTTTACATACTTCAATATCCCTATCCTCAAAGCCCATAAGTCTAAAACATTCTTTAGGAGTAAGTTTACGGATTCTATTTTCAACTTTGTAGAGTCCTGTTTTAGCACCTAATCCACCTGCTTCACCTTTAAGAGTAACAGATAAACCATTTACATCATAAACTCTTTTAGCTTGCGCCATACCACTTGTAAGTTCTGTAAGCTGTGGAACTACAACACCCGTTGCATTTCTATCACCATTTTGTAAGAAATTTGCTTGTGAAGTTTTATAATAATTAGCTTTAATAGTTCTACAAGTACCATCTTTTTCAGTACCATAAGGCGTAACAGATTTAAAATGTTTGATGTAATCTTTAACTTTATCATCTCGCATAAAGTATCTATCTTCTACCTCATTTTCAAGCACATCCTTTAGACTTTTAGTAAGTAGAAATGGTGCAGGAAAGTTAAAACCTTTATCAATATCTTTCCTAATAGATACTATAAATACCCTTTCTCTTCTTTGAGGTATTCCATAATCTGCGGCATTTAACACCTTCCAATAATTATTATACCCCATCTCACTTAAACAGTCAAGTATATAATTAAATTCTTTTGTAAATTTTTTACCAGTCAAATTCTTTACATTCTCACATACTGCATATTTAGGTTTAACAGCATTAATAATCCTTAAAGCGTCAAACACTAATCCGCTACGAGTTTTCTCACCATTATATTCCAATCCCATTCTCTTACCACTAACAGAAATATCTTGACAATTATGCACTATAATGTTATTGACAGTATATGAATTATCATTTTCAACTTCAAGATTGAATACCTCGATAGGCTTTTCAACCATTTCAATAGCTTTAATAGGTACTGCTATTTTATCTCCTATAACTAATTGATGCAATGCTCTATCAGAAAACTGCGCATTATAACAATCTTTAAAACTATCTTTTCGTCTATCTTTTCTAATACTTGTTGTAGGTACTACATTATAAAGTTTAATAACAATTCTACACAACTGTAAAAACATCTGCTCATTTATAGTGCTAAACATAGAAGTTGCTCTATCTTTTCTTCTATGCCCACCGCCACTCATATAACCATCAAAGAATTTAGATAACTGTTCTTTATTTAAAGACACAACCCAATCAGGAATTTTCTTAATATCTGCTCCACTACCACAACTATGTATTACAGATTCTAATTTATCATCTATAATTCTAAAGTCAATACACGTTCTTTTACTATGTCCTTCATTATATCTGATATTAGTTAAATGTTTTATAAATTCCTCTTTCTTACCTGAACCAATACAAAATATGGGACGTTTCTGATAAAGTTTTTCACAATAACCGTCTGCAAAATATCTACCAAAAAGCCATAACCTATCATCATCTAAATCTGTATAGGCAGACTCTGTATTTATATTATAGGTAATGAAATCTGTAAGTTTTAAATCTTTAGCCTTAACCCAAACAAACTCCCCATCCCTATAAACATATAAAGGATGCTCACCAGTTAAATAAAGATTATAAGCCCCTACCCCTTTAATATGTCTAATACTATTAGAAATTCTTGACATCGTTCTTAAAACTTTTTGATAATTATTTGTATGTGTAAGTACGTAATCACCTACAGTTATATCTTCAATATTTTTATAACCACACTGCACTTTAATTTTTGTTCCAGCAGGAACACACGGAAACCCATAAGTCACTAAATCCACGTTAGGAAGTTCACCTTCATTTACTTTAGTAATATCCCAAAGGTTTAAACTTTCAGGCACGTTATGGATTAATGAATATGCTTTACTTGCATACTTATCTACTTCACAATAGTTGACAAGAGTATAAGTAATTCCTAATCTTTCAAGGGCTTTCTCAAAAGCCCCTATACCACTAAATAAACTTAATAATTTCATTCGATAACCTCAATTTTATTTACTTGAAAATCTCTAATAATGCTAATGAAATTTAAAGCGCCGCCAAAGTGATTATAAAGTTTATCTAATACTTCTTTCTCACTGTCAGCTAATACAATATACTGTTCCAACTTTCCGTCATAATAAAATAGAATTACACCGTAAGTCATTTATTTTTCTCCTTTAAGAAAATATCATAGCCTTTTACTCTTACTTCATTGATTAAATAATTTTCTACAACATCTCCATATTTCTCATTAATGTAATCTCTTACTTCTTTTCTGCTTTTAGCAGCATGGGTCATAATAACTTTATCACCATAAAAATCCATCTGAACTAAATAGAGTTTCATTATTCCTCGCCTCCAATGTTTAACTCTTCTAATGCGTTAAAGAGGATTTCATCCATTACTATAAGTCCCTCTTTAAGGAAAAGGTTATCGGTAATCTGACTAAACATTTGTCTTACAAGGTCATAGTCATCTCTTCTGAAAAGCTCTATATCCTCATTATATAATCCATTAATGCCCATTTTAACAGGGGTACTTGCCATAATCAGATAGTCGCCATTATAGCTATCTCTTACCCAAATTCTTTCAACTTCTACAATATCCTGCTGCCTTAAAAGCTGTACTAACATTTTACCTGTCCCTCCAAAATTTCTTTATAAAAATCATATTTACCATCTTTATCAGTAGTATAACTTCTACCTGTAAGATGTACACCATCACTTAATAAAAACTTTTTAAAGTAATCAATCTTTTTAAAGGTTCTCTTATCAAGTTTTCTATAAACTTCATCAAAATATTTACTGCAATTAAAGTTATAAACAATAGGGGTTACTTTACGATTAAACCATCTACGCTCTAAAACGTATCTAATAAGCTGTAAACCTTGTGCAACAGCCCTTGCAGCCCTATTAACATGATTACTGTAGTCAATCACTGTAATGTGACGCCCTATAGCAAGGTTAAGCAGAAAATCATTATCCAAATCCTGAATAACCATATCCCAATTCTTTTGTTCACATTGAGTAGATTGAATACGAATAAATCTTACACTACCAATAGGTTTACAGATTGTTTTTTCCTCATGTAATTCCCAATCCTTTAAGTATTCAATACCATTAGTAAGATTTAAGTAAATCATTTTATCACCTCATTAATAATGCCTTATCTTTGTACTTATTATAGCAAAGATAAGGCATCTTGTCAATAGGTAAATTATATATTTTTTACTACACTTACATAATATCTAAAGGCTTTTCCTGGGGGAACATCTTTATCTGTAAGCCAAAGTTTAGTATAATTTACATAATAATCCGTACTGTCACCAAATAAAGGCTTTAAATCACTGTAAGCCATATTAAGAACATAATACCAATCATAACTATTAAAATGTTCTTTATTAAAATCTATACCCGCTTTTTGTGCAAGTTGAATAGACTGTTCTACAGTCCAATGTCCACCTCTTGTACCATCAACATTTTCCATTCCCTTTACAGCTTCATCAGCAAGCATAGGAGTAAAACATTCACCATAAATAGCAGTATAGATGGCTTTAAATAGTTTTAAAGATTCTTCTTTATGTTCTTCAAAATAATTTTTAAAAAAAAGTCATCATAAGTTTTACAGCGTCAGGATTACTTTCTGCTGCTGTAATTAAAGATTTAATATCCATTCTTTTTACCTCCTAAAATGTCATTAAAGAAATTCATATAATCATTATTATCATAGCCCTCAAAATACTCTTTACTACTTTCAGGATCTATAATAGCCTTTTTAAATTTATCGCAGCCATAAGTATAGTTGAAATTTTTAAAATGTTTACACCCCCTGCACCGCATAGAACTTTACCTCTTTTCCTGCATATAATTCAATCCAATCCTTTAACTCTACTATACAATCAAGTATATATGTTTTACCATTTATTACAATATATACATCTTTTCCCGCTCTTAATCCAAGCAAATCATTAGATTTTAAAGTAATAAGGGTATTTGAAGGTTTATAGTTCATCCGTTTCTCCATACAATGTAACTTCTCCTTTTACATAATCTAAATCATCTACAAATGCACTAACACAAGTAAGTTCACCGTTAAGACTAATAGCACATTCTACGTCACCTCCATAGTTATCTCTTACTTCAATAAGTGCATCAATAAGTTCATTTAATTTCATTAGAAATTCTCTCCTTTGCAATCTCGCTTGTATAAGTCTTGATAAAGTATTCGAGCAATGCAACAGGTTTTTGTGTAGGATGTAATTTGCATTTATCTTTATTAAAATCTAACACATCTAATGGATAGCGTTTTCCATCATTTACGGTTACTACTGATACTTGCTCTCCGTAATTACTACTACCCCTACCACTCTTGCAAGTATAAGGTTTTCCTTCTCTAAATTGTGGATGATATTGGGGGGGGAGGCATAGAATACTAAAATATTTTCATGGTTCTTTAAAGGCATTTTCTTTGCATTTAAATGCCCTGTTCCCTGTGGTTTACGCCATATCCACTCATATTTGAGATTTTTGATATTGCTTACACCTAATACCTTATCAAAAGGAGTCTGTGCAAAGAGTAGGATAGCACCATTATCTTTTATAATACGATTATATTCTTTCCACATTAAGTCCAAATCTATAACACTATCCCATTTATTTCTTGTAGTACCAAAAGGCGGATCACAAAGAATTAAGTCAACATACTTATTAGGTATGTCCTTCATTACCTCTAAACAATCACCTAAATATAATTTTAATTTATCCATCTAACTACAGTTTCTCCTTTAAATCCCTTTTCCCAAATAAACCAAGCATAAGCAATCGCATTGGATGTGTATTTATCAAAATCGCCATTCTTTGCACAAGAAAGTCTACCTCTTGCAACATATACATACTTTGGCGGATTTTCTTTATAAAATTCTCCACGCTCTTTACCTTCTAAAAATTGCAGGCGCAGGAAGAACGCTACAGAGTTACCTTTAGGAATAATCTCTAATGCGTGTTTCACAAATGGAAGTGCTTGTTTGTAAGGAGGATTAGAAACAATATCTCCGCCCCATTCAGTCACATCAAAGAAATTTTGTACCTTACCATATCCTCTATCATAGAGGTCAATACTCTCTACAATATAGTTGGCTTTTTCTAACTCTTTACTGATATGCCCCTCACCACAACAACACTCTAAAATTTTCGGAGCAAATTTATACTCTGCAAGTAATAATTGTACTGCTTTAGGTTGTGTAGCATAGTAATCCTCTAACTGTCTTTCTTCCCTTGAATGATTACTTACACCAAGAGTTACATATACATTATGCTTTCCGTTCATACTTAACCTCCAATTTTAATTCATCAAACTCAAATGTAGTATATTGTAATTCTTCAATCTTTTCCTTTAAATATTTACAGCAGTTTTCTTCTGTCATAGATTCAATAAATTTAGCGTTTTGTAACAAAATTTTCATTAAATATTCTTCAGTAGGACAAAAGTCATACATCCTATCTGTATGTGCTTTAAGCACATATTTATCAAAGGTTACTGTCAAATCAGTAATATAGCTACTGCCATAATTACAAGTTGGACAACCTTTAATCGAATCATGTTCATACTCAATATCTTTAATGCCACCATCAACCAATTTCATTAAATACTCTCTCATTTTTTAATCTCCTTAAATATAATTTGTTTAGGTAAAATCTTATGACATACATATACGCTTGAAAACGGCGGATTAAGAGATGGTCTTTGTTCCCTATAATCTTTAAAATATGCTACCCTTTTATTAAGATACATAATTTCAAATTCATTATCCCTAAACATATTAAACCTCTTTTGACTTTCAAATAATCCTACAACACCTACAAGCATTGCAAACGGTTTACCAATTTCAAATAATCTCTGTAATACTTCGCCTTTTAAAGAATAAGGAGGATTACTTATAATGTAATCACAGTTAGGTACAGATTCTTTGAAAAAATCCTTTCCCTCACTTATATGTGAGTGTATAACCCTATTCCCCCCCTAAAATCTTTACAAAATTTGACTCTTTAGTATCAAAGGGACACCAAATTGTAGAACCAGGTTTTAAATATTTGATTAAAGGTTCGATAGCATATACAGGAGTATAAAATTCATCATTACCGCTGCTTGCCACTTTATCCATTTTCATTCTTTATCATACCTCCCTGCATTAGGTTTATCAAAAGTTTCCCATTTATAAGCACGCCAACCAGTTATAATAGAACCGTTACTTGCTACTACATAACAAAAATCACATTGACGCATTGGTATTCTTACACACACTTTTATAATCTTATCACCGCTCATTGCCATTTCAAAAACCATATTCTTTGAAAGTTTATCCTTTTGTACAAGCGGTAATCTTTTTTGTCTTGCTCTTACCATAAAATGATGAGTAAAATTTACCCTTTCAAAGCCATCCCAAAACTTCTGCATATCTACTTTAGGCATAAATATATTTTTGTGATACAGTTTCATAATAACAACCCCCAATCTTTTCTATGGTTTTATTATACACTACTATTATCACTATGTCAATACCTTTAATAAAAAAGCCGCCCAAAATCGAGCGGCTATTTAGTTAAAGTTTCTTTTACATAAATCTTATATTTAGAATTGCCATAAGTAGAATTTTCAAATGTATTTGTTGGAATTTTAAAAACACTTTGAAAATTCTCACCGACTGATGATGTGTCTATACAAATAAAATAATCCTTGCTTATATAGACAATAAAAGCACAAGTAAGAAAATCCTTCCCCTCATCTATTAAAATTCTAACAGGGAAATTGTTACTAACATATATACAACTCATTAAAAATAATAAGTTGCCATTATTAGGAACATATTTATCCCCATTCTCACTAATAATATATTCGGGAAACAACTCTACTCACCTCTTAATCTTCATCTTCCAAATCACTAACATTCATAAAATCAATAGTTTTAACAGTAGCAAGATTCACATATTTTAAAATATAATTATCTTCAAATACTGTTAAATCCTTGTCATTAATCGTAAAATCTTCACGATCAACATAAAGTTCCTCCATATCATTATTAGTATAAGTAATTAAAATTTGTACCATCATATATTCCTCCTTAATTAAAACCCATAATAATGGTGCATAACACCAAGCGCAAAACCTACAACACCGCCAAACCAAAAGTAACCATTTGTAAATACTTCTTTAACCCTATTGTATAATTCCACTCTTTTCACCTCCATTATGTGCTTATTATAACATATTTTTACTGAAATGTCAAGTAAAATTTATTCCACACTTCGGCGCATTTTTGTTCCACACTTTGGCTATTCATTATTTTTAAGTAAGAAATCAGGATTAATGACTTTAAAGGATATATCCTCCCTATAATTCCTTACAACAATACCTTCCCTATCTATATCATATAAAAGAGATTTACCTCTTGCTTTTTCTACAATATCATGAATAGTTGAAGGAAGCATAAAATCATTTGTAAGTACAGGAACATTATTAAGTCCTAATTTTTTGCAGATAAAACTTGCCTTATCTTGTTCAATGCGTAAATCATCTATAATTACATTGTAAACGAAGAAGTCATATCCTGAAACATGATATTTATTTCCTTGTATAGATTTACCTATAATCTCGCCTTGTATTACTACTTTATTAGCATTATATGTTTTAGCTATATCTTTTAAACAATCTTTTAAACCAAAACGCCTTGCCACTTCCCAATATGGGGAATCATCTTCTTTTCTTAACCATACATTTCTACTGCATACACCAAATTTTCCTTCATTTAAAAAATATGTAGCACTACATCCGTCTAATTTTTCAGTTATATAGAATTTAACATTGTCCTTATGCCATTTTTCATATTGATTAGGTAAATTTTGTACCCTTTCTTCATCTGTCTTATTACATATATTTACAGGAAATGAAGCATTTGTAGTTTTAAATTTCGCTAAAAGTTTTCTAAACCACCTGTATTTCATTAAAAACCGTAAAAATCTTGGGTAACTTACACTCTGTTTAATAAGTTTTGTTTCAGCTTCAGCCTGCGGGTCATATTTAGTTATACCAAGTTCTTTTGTAACATCATCACCGATTTCATGATAACTGCCCCTTAAATAACTCATAGGTAATACCAAACCTTGTGAAATTTGCTTTCTTAATTTAATAGTTCTTACCCTATACTTTCTATCCTTCATAAAAGCAAATTCAGGGCGATGAGGCAAAATGGAATCTACCTCTACAAAAATAACTTTATCCCCTACATTAAAATTATCAGATTTAGATACAACACATTCCCATCCCCTTACAGTAGCCTTGAGTATTCTATCTGCATTGGGGATAGGTTCTAAATTTTCAATTCTTGCTATAGTTGCTAATTTGCGCATTTATTACACCTCACTTTACTACCTCTGCTTCAATAGGCTTTTCTTCTGTTAAAAGTGCTTCAAGTATTCCTCCGCTGCGTGGATTACTACCCTTCACAACGGTACTTTCTATTGTTCCGCCTTTCACTACTGTTTTACTAACCGTTACAGGATTACCATTTACCTCATTCTGTAATTTATGTAGCTTTTCTAAATAACCCCAGGCATCTTTCATTAAATCAGAAGTTCTTTCTGTAGTTATACCACCTTGTTGAGTTTCTTGTAAATATGATTTTTGTACTCTTTCCAAAGCTAAATCGGCTAAAGAAGTCATACCATCTATTACATCATCTTGATTACGAGTATTAAACTTACGGAAAAGATTATCGTAAGCACAGATATATCCTGCTTGATATTCAGGACAATTAGTTGCTAATACGCACCTGTCACATGATAATCTTGCTATTGCTTTAGTAGAAATTTTCTTTTGTTTTCTTAATTTTTTAATACCTGCCTTAATATTACCGTCTTTATCATATATAGGTGTAATATCATTTCTAATAAGTTCTTTTTCTACCTCATCCTTATCATAACCTGCTGTAAGCAGCGCAGGAAGAAGTTTTCCACACTCATCTCTTGATAACTCTACCTCTGTATACTCTTTATCTGTAATATACTGCTGACGCTCTAATGCTTTACGTTCATTATCTAAAGGCTCATGTAAATTCTGTAAAGCCCTCTCCTGTCCATTTAAAGCGTTTTTAAAAGCCTCTTTTAAGAAGGCTATACATTTATCCTTTGTATTATATTTAACACCCTCTGCGCCAAAATATGCGCAAATTTCAATTAAATCTTCAAGCTGATAAGCATTTAAGTCTTTATTATTAATAAAGTTATAAAAATCTAATAATAAAGTAGTGCCAAAATCTTTAGGCACTTGTGTATCTATACCTGCTTCATCTAACTTATCTTCCCAATCGTTCATATCAGTTGAAAACCACTCATAAGAAGGTAACTTATACATCTTTCTATCACTCCAATACTTTTTAGGGAACATAACCTGTTTTACATAATCTTCCATTTTCTTAAAAGCAATAGCTGATGCTTTCATAAGTTCAGTTGACGCTTCTATGTCCAGTAATTTAGGATTAAGTTTAAGTGCTTCTAACTTTCCACGATATTCCCCATCTTTCCATTGCTCTTTTTTCAACCTTTTAAGTTTACCACCTTCAAAATAGTTTACTTCCCCAAACTGTGAACCAGTAAGCCAACTTGTCATATCAGCAGAAAAAAAAGGATGTTTGAGTAATAATTTATTACTTCCTACGCCAAAACCATGTATTTTAGCTTTATTTTTAATTGCTATTTCAAAAAGTTTATCAATATACTCAATAGGGTTATCTAAACTTGCGTTCATTTCAACAGCAGAAAAGCCAACATAAGGATGTTTTCTACAAAGTTTATCAAAATCATCAAAACTATCATCTAAATGATATACATATATTACAGGTATACCCTCTTCTTCTAAAGGCATAAAATATTCTTTACGCCATCTTTCTACAACATCTTTGCCAACAAGACTTGATAAGTCAAGTTCTACGCAAGCAAAGATTAAATCTCTATGCTTTTTAACAAAGCCTATATATTTCTTTAGATAATCTTCCCACCATTCTACGCTTTTATCCCGATATTGAGCGTCATTTATGAAAGTATGTGCGCCACTGTCAATAAGGAATTTCATTCCTTTTTTCTTGTATAACCGTTCTTCTATCTCATCTTTACCTCTACGCCTTATATAGTAATAAGACAATAATAAATTTTTAGTAACAGCACTTGCTATATCATAAATCTGTTTCGGCTCAACACCTGACAGGAATAATGTAAATTCATTCTTCATTATCTTGCAACAGAACGGTATAACGGATTACGGCGAAGTCTATCTACCCTTGAACTTAACCTATTCCATGTTCGTTGATTCCATGTCGGTCGATTTCGGCGTAAACGCCCTGTATCATTACGTTTGATGTCAATGGACACATCATTATTACTATTACCTAATGTATTATAATCTTTTCTACTACCCATTATAACTCCCCCATTTCACTTTTGGTTAAATAGAATTTATATTTTTGCTCTTCTCGCCATTTACAGTCAGTACATTGTCCACAAGGCTCTCCAACATTATTTGCAAAATTACAAGAAAAAGTATCTTCTAAATTAACATTTAAAGAGCAGCCTATACGATACACTTCATCTTTATCCTTGTCTATAAATGGTGCAATTACTTTATATTTGTCCCCAAATTCCACTCTTAAATAAGCATTTATAGCATCCACCCACTTTTGAGTAGTATCTATAAATTCTGTATTAGCAATTAATCCTATATAAATATTAGCGTCCTTTGGATATACCCTATTAATTAATTCTAATACAAATCTTGCATTACGGCAAGGATTAAAACCATCTTTTTCAATTTTGGAGCGCATTTTATCAAAATAATCAAATTCTTTATTTTTAATGATTTCACCTACATTAATAAGTTTACTATTTGTATCTTCCATAATAAAGAAAAATGTTTTAGGATTTAAGCCCTTGTGTTCCATCCATGCCTTCAACACTGTACTGTCATAACCATGACTCCATAATAAAAAATTATCTCTCAATCCAAACTACGCCCCTTTTCTTCCTATATTTTGTAACAAGAGTATATAAACTCTTTGTACCAAATATAAATACCTTATTAAAATTGAAAGCATTAAGAATATCTATATCGCCATTATAAAAAATTTCAAAAGGTACATTAAACTTTTTACAGAAATTATAAACTGCCACAATATTTATGTCGCCTATACTGCAAAAGATATTCATTTTTTTGCCATTTAAGTGAAATTCAAGCACATCTGATATATCCTCTTCTGTCAAAATCTTATTTGACAGGACAAGTGCTTGCTGCATTTAATTTTACCTCCAAGTCTGTTAAGTTATCAACAGAACTATCATCTAAATAAACGTGAGCAAATACTTTTCTTGCTCTTAAATTTTCTATCCACCATTTCATACCGTCAGGGAACATTTCTTTTATACGCTCCAAATCATCATTAACAGCGTCAAACTCTAATCCCAACTTTTTACAATAAGAAACTGCCTCATCTAAACTCTTACCACACCTGCAAGTCCAAAGGATTAATTCGTTCCCTGCTTCTTTTAATTCTATGAGTTTTTCTATTACACATCTACCGCTTTTATCTTCTTTAAGATAGCCAATATTCGGAAAAGCATTTTCTACGATAGTTCCATCAAAATCTACTGCTATAATCATTTTATACTCCTTATAAAATAGTGCGCCAAAAGGCGCACCATAATTAACATTTACTATAGCCACAATTATTACAATAAGCACACTTACCATCAGGAATAAGAGTATACTCACCACATTCGGGGCATTTCATTTTGCCATTATGAATATCCTCTTTTATCTCATAAATAGCTTTCTGCGTTTCCTCTGTAAGTGCTTTTTCAAAAGTATTTTTAGCATCCTCTATGGCTGTCTTATTTTCTTGCAAGTCTTTATAAATATCTCTAATTGCACTTGCAATACAAGAAGCACAAGATTTAGAAATATCTTTTCTACCACTACGCATTAAATAACTACAAGCAGGACAGTTAGCATTGCTTAACTCATCAGCAATATCTAATACTTTACCACCAAGCCTTAAAGCATAGCTTGTAAGTCTTGCGATAGTAGAAATATTAGCTTGACAACCTGTTTCTGCACCTACAAAAACCTCAAAAATGTGATTATCTTTTACATTTACTGTTACATAAAAATTCCTTACACAAGCTGTATGATAGACAAAAGTGCGTCCCCAAAGAGATTTTACTCCATTCCGTTTAACAGGTTCAAGATTATCTAACTGTCTTGCTTGCATATCAGCTACTGTGACAGGCTCTTTAATAATCTCAACTTTCGGCACAGTATTTTTAACTTCTTTATTCTCTACATCAGCACGTTTTACACCATGATCAGTACCAAGGATATTAATGCGTTTGCAGTTGTCACGAAAAATAGTAATACCTTTACAACCATTTGACCATGCCTGCAAATAAAGGTTAAAAATATCATCTACAGTTGCACTCTCTTTAAGATTAATAGTAGAAGAAATTGCATTATCTACATAAGCCTGCATAGTAGACTGTAAATCAACTCTATCTTTGGGGTCAATATCATAAGTATCTACAATATGAGGGAACTTTTCTTTAATCTGTTCAGCAGTAAGTTCATTGAGATTATAACCCCTAAACTTTAAAAGATTTTCCACTGCAAGCATATTAATATGGAAAGATTTACCTTCTTTTTCAAGAACGTGGGTAGTTCTATCATAAGACACCTGATAGTATGGTTCTACACCACCACTTTCTCTAAAGAGCATTGAAATTGAACCAGTAGGTGCAATACTCAATAAAGTGCCATTACGCATATTTTGAGATAAATCCTTTGCTACTCTTGAAGTAAATCTGTACTGAATTTCACGTACCATATCACTTTTATCAAATTTTTCTTTGTCAAATTTACCAAAACTACCCTTTTTTGCCCCTAATTTTGCAGAAGTGGCATAAGCAGTAGTCTGCATATTACGCATAATAAGTGTTATGAGTTCGATACTCTCTTGACTACCATATTTAATACCCATTGCTACAAACATATCTGCCATACCAAATATGCCTAAACCAATGCTACGCCAATCATCAATACATTTCCGATTCTTATCTAAAGGCTGGAGATCATAACCATAGTCAAGAATCTCATCTAATGCAGTTACAGCATTTTTAACTGTATCACAGAATCTTTCTACATCGAATTGCGCCATATCAGTATAAGGATTATCTACGAAGTTATAAAGATTAATACTACCTAAATTACAAGCATTATACTCTGAACCTGCAAATTCACCACAATTCCCTGTCAAAACACCATTGGCAATGAAGGTATGATTTTTAGGCTCATTCATACAATAAACTGTATCAACTATCTCTGCCTCATCAACACTTACAACTTGAATAAACCTACCTGCATTTCTGTTTGTATCAGGATTTACAGAAACTCTATTCAATCTTAAACCAAGTTCAAGCAATCCCTGAACATAATAAGCACTAATTAATAACCTATAAGAAGTTTTACAATCATACTCTGCATATTCATCACTACCGTCATTTTTAGGTAACATTTTCTTTCCTGCTTCTTTCATTAAGCATACAGAAGAATGAACACCCAAAGTATTCAAAAGCAGTCTAACTTTATTTAAAAAGTCATAATCAATGCTGCTAATAGCTACTGAACCTTCAGTAGAATTTGCACAACCATCAGAATCAATAAGACCTGCTAAATATGCCAATTTGTTTTGAATATTAGCATTAAATGGTACAAAATCTTTCTTGTAAGAGTTATTCAAAGTACATACAATTTTATCATGCTCTGCGTGTTCTTTAAAAGAAACAACATCTAATTTATCAATAAGGTCTTTTTTAGATCCATACAAGACAACCTGTTTATAATTGGCAGTACCATCACCACAATAGAAACCTGCTGTATAAAATCTTGTATAGTCATTAATACCCTCATCTAATAATACAGGATAATTACACTTCATAAGTTTGTCGCCAATTTTTAAGTCTTTAGCTTCAACTCTATTGCCATCTTTTAATACCCATTTATGATAGGGGGTACACTGGACAGTAGCACCATTAGAGAATTTAATTTTTAAAGTCTTTTGGTTATGCCCTGTTACTTTAGGAGTAACTTTGCTCCACTCATAACCATTCCAAACTTCTACCTCTTTACCTGCTAATTCCTCAATAGGTTTATACCCTTTTTTAGTAAGAATAAGGGTATCACCAGTTACACAAGGGTTTGTAGTATCAATTCTATACTCATTAATAGGATAGCCACTCAATAAGTTGCACTCTCTTACATTATCAATAAATAATGCCCCAGGCTCTCCCCAATCATACTGCGCTTCACAAAATTTCCTAAAGAAATCTCTTGCATTAATTTCTTTTTTAACCTCTTCACCATTTTCTTCATTTTTAAAGTGCAACTCAAAATTCTCATTACTAATTACACTTGTCATAAAATCATCAGTGAAACATATAGAAATATTCGCACCCTGAATTTTATCATTATTCTGTTTAATAGTTAAAAATTCTTCAATATCAGGATGGTCACAATTCAAGGAAATCAGAATTGCTGCCCTTCTTCCGTTATTTCCAATAACTTCACCAATTACATTATAGACATCCATGAAGGAAACTGCACCGCTTGAAGTCTTTGCAGAATTATTAACTTTAGCACCCTTTGGGCGAAGGTTACTCAAATTAATACCTGCACCACCACCTAAACTAAAAATTCTTGCCATTTCCTTACCTACATCAAAAATAGATTCAATGTTATCTTTAGGTGAGGGAAGAATGTAACAATTACTTGTTGTGGCTCTAAATTTTCCTTTACAACCTGCTGCATAAAGTGTTCTGCCCGCAGGTAAGAAAGTACCATCTATAATACTCTCTGCCATAAAATCTTGTAATTCTTTTGTAGAAAAAATACTTGATACTCTTTTAATGAAAGCATTAAATCCTGCATCAAAACCTTCCTGTTCTACAATTTTTAATTCATCATCGTGCATATATTTTTTCTTTATAATATTTTGCGGAATTTCATCATCCCACCATACTTTATACATATTTACATTACTAATTCTACTCAATTCATTCCCTCCATTATAATAAAAATTCTTCTGCCATTGGCAACTTCTTTACAAAATCCATGAATACTTTATTCCACGCTTTAAGTCTATGGTTCTTACGCTGCGATACCATAGTTTTAATTTGCTGATAATTTGTAGAAATACGGGCAGTAAGCTGATAACCCATTGGTACATTAGCAAGTACAGTATCAAAATCACATTCACCTTTATTGTATCTATCTACATATTCTTCAGCAATAGCGATAACTCTTTCATCTGTACCTTCTACACACATCTTTGCAATATCTGCTTTAAGTAACTTGTGCATTTTACTTGTGCTACTTACAATCTGCTGAAAATGATACCTTTGCCATTCTGCCCAAAAATATTGTGGCATTTCTAAATCAAACTGAACTATAATACCAGTTAAAAAATTATTATGACCGCTTCCGATAGGTGCTTTGGCTAATGCTTCTGCTCTAATAATATGTTTATTTTCATCATCCAATAATGCAATTTTCATTGTCTGTTTATCAAACTCTTTAGCATTAGGAGTTTTCAATAACATAGGATAACCCGAAGCCAAAATACTTTCCTCTAAACCATACACATTTACATTACTTATTTCCATCTTTTACCTCCAAAATCAATTATCATTTTGTTCTTCCTCAAATAATTCATTTAAAACCCTGGGAGCATAAGCACGCCCTTCAGTTTTAGCTAATGCTTTTTTAGTTTCATTAACAATCTTACCCATCCTATTAATAGAATTATTATCATACCCATTTGCAAGCGGCGTAAGAATATCAATTAAATCTTTAGCTACCCTACGTTCTTTAGAGTATTCATTAATTAACCTGCATATTTTAGTCCGCATTTTTCTATCAGTAGGATAATTAAATTCACAGAAGTGGCGAATATCACCAAAGGCTTTATCTGCCTCATTAACAGTAGCACTACAAATTGAAATATCAGATTTTGCATCCTTTAAAACTTCATAAAAATCAGAAATAATTTGACAAATCTCTTCTTTTGTTCTCATATAATCACCTCAATAATGATTATACCATAAAATATCTAAAATGTCAATTACTTTACATTTAAAATTTTATGTAATTGTATACCTATTCTGCCCTTTATACTTCCATCCAGTAAAGTTTTATTTATAAGTTTTACAGATTCTTCATTGTTATTAACTGGTGAGAGGATTATTTCTGCTTTTGTAGGATATTTTTTCAAAATCTTTTTAACAAATTCAATATCCCTTTCATTATCAATCACAAACTTAACTTCATCATAGGATTTTAATACAGCTAAATTATTATACTTATTAAGTCCTTCTACACCACTACATGGACATTTTATATCCATCACATAATTATAGCTTCTTTTATAGTCATCACTATCTATATCTATAAGTCCACTTGTTTCAATACTTACAATATATGAAAAAGATAAGAGTTCATAAATAAACGGGTAAATATCATTCTGTAATAAAGGCTCTCCACCTGTTAAACAAACATATTTATTACCTAATTTACTTACCTCTAACATAATTTTATCCAAACTCATTAAACTATAATTCTTACCCTCACAAGCATATATTGAATCACAATATCTACAAAATGGCTCTGCAACACATCCATAAAACCTAATAAAAGTAGTAGGATAACCCGTATACTTCCCCTCACCTTGTATTGATGAAAAAATTTCAACTACTTTCATTTTCATACCCCCAATCTAATTTGACAACATCACCATTCTTTCTTCTTCCAAAATTTCTTGAAAAACTATCGACTAATAAAAAACGTAACTCTTCTTCAGATTTAACTTTAACTTTAAAATATTCCTTTAAATCTAACTTACTATAGTCATATTTATTTAATGGTGTAACACGTTCTGCAATATTGCATAAACCAAATGGTAAGGAAACATACAACTTGGTAAGATACTTACTTCTATTCCTGTTTTGCCATTCATATTTATTCTGTTTTATGCCTTCACCAACTGTACGATAGTATGGAAATTTTAAAACAAAGTTACCTATAATCAATATAAACCTACTACCACCCCTTGTAGTATAAAACCATTTCATTACCTCAACTCCAAATTGGAAGTCTTAAAAAAGAAGCCCTCATAGGAGGGCTTTTAATTTAAACTTGTAAATAATTTAATCAAAGTGCGTTCTTCACCTTCAACTACAGTAACATCAAATCCTGGGCGCACAACTATATCTCTACCATTTGAAGCAAGAAAACCTCTTGCAACAGCAACTGCTTTTACAGCTTGTGATAAACTTGCAGCACCTATACAATGTAATACTACATTTGAAGCTACTGTATTGCCCTCACCTTTAAGAGTTTTAGCAATACAGCCTGCAAGAGATTTAACATTACTGCTACCACTTACTTTTAATACTACCTCTTTCATTGCCTTACCTTCCTATATTTTCTGCTTATTTATTATACTTTTAATCTACATTTAAAGCCTCAATTATACATATTTATTTCTATACTTTATATTATAACATATTTTGATAAAAATTCAACATTGATTTATAATTTTTTTCTCATCAATAATAGAGAAAAAATCATTAAATTTCAACATTACAAAATCTTGTGACTTAAACTTTCCTTTTACCTGACTTTGGTGCATTATAAGTACAGGTATTTTTCCATTAATGCAATCATTCTCTGCCTGTTTAAACCATTCCTGAACGGAAGTCCATCCATTCTTATGATTTTTAAGTTCCAAATGTAAGAGAAAATTTACATTATCAGTATAACATACTACATCACCTCGCAAAGCATTATTCTCAATTCCCTTTAAATAACCACCGCTTGATGCTGTTCTACCAAATTTAAGTAAAGGAAAAATTTTATTCAACTCATTGACTATTTTCCTTTCAAAATTTGCACCTTTAGTTTTAGAGGATTTACCTAAATTGCTTTTTTTAATTTGTTTTTCTAATTTCTCTATTTCAGGACTATTAGGGGCATTTTCTTTCAAGAAAACTAATTTATCTTTTAATAAATCAACCCTACGCATTAAACTTTCCGCTCCTATTACTATCTTCAAAATCTTTCAAGCGGCGGGAAAGTTCACGGCTCACAAGGAAAGTGCCATCTTCATAAGATTTAAGAATATCACTTAAATAATCATACTTCTCAAGTGCATACTCCATTGCTTTCCTGCTCCCCTCTGCAAAAGAGTCATTAAATACTCTTAACTCTTTTTCTGTTACACTCATTCGTGGGGGACATTCTGAAAATACCCTGCATTTCTCTTTATCAAAAATTGATTTAGCTTCCCTATATACTGCCCTTGCATCACTCATAAGTGTTCTTACATACATTCTCTGTTGTACAATAGCATTAAGATATTTACTAATATCTGATGTAGATAAAATAGTCAAGTCCTTAGGCAATGTAAGATAATCAATTTCTACATTTTTATTATTAAACAATACTACCCCATCTTCCTGTAATTCTTTCTTAATTCTTTCTATATTTGTCATAACTTACCTCACTTATAATTTGTGGAAAACATTATTCCTACTGCTGATGTTTCACCATCTGTCATTCCCCAAGCATGAACAGGAGAATGTCCCAATCTTAAAGTTGCTATCCCTGCAACCTTTTTATTAGTAGATATGCCTACACCCACACCCCATGTTGGCTCTAAAGGTTTATTATCAATGCTTAAATTATACTTACTTTCCTGCTTTAAACTTACATAATCCCTGCCATATTCAAACGTATCTTTATTTTCAGGCTTTAAATTAAACCTTTCACCGTTTAATTCTACATCAAAAGTTTGTTTACTATTATAAACTAAATCAGGGTCAGAAGTGTTCTTTTTAGTTTGAACACTTACTGACGCTGTATTTTCCGTTCTGACAACTTCAGTTACTACAGGGGTATTAACTACCCTTTCTATAACTTTCTCACTTGTAGGCGGATTTATGTGGATATAAACGGCATATATAATACAAACTATTGCTATTATATAAGGTAATGTGTCTTTAATTTTTTCCCACATTTACTTTATCCTTAAAATTAAAGAATAAACTAACAAGCAGGGTATAGAACACTAAATAAAAGAAGTATAAATTAAGCCCTGTAAAATGTAAAGCACCGTAAGCTGCTACCACAGTCCACAAACAAGCTGCCACATATACAGTTCCTACTACAATAGCCATTAAAAGTACAATGACTAAACCCATAAGTAAATATTTCATTTAATTTCCCCTTTCACACAAATCTTTAAATGCACACCATTTACAATAACGTGTATTATCCTTTTCAGGAATGATTCCTTCTGCTACATACTTATTAATCTCCTTACAACGGTTAAGCAAATCACTAATTAAATCTCTATCCCATTCAAGGGGAAATTCCTTCAATTCTTGTGTATCTTTACATTCATAAAGAAAAATAATCTTTCTAATAGGTTTAGGATATTCCTCTAAAAGTTCAAGAGTTTTATCAAAAATTGCCATTTTCTTTTCCAACTTCTGCTCTTTTGTATATTTTCTACCATCCTCTAAAAAACTCTCTAATTTAGTTTTATAAAGATTTCTTAACCATTCCCCATCACCTAAAAGAACTTTTTTACGCATTTCATCTAAACAATACATATATAAACTTGCTTGAAGTTTATGTTCAGGTTTTGCATCAGTTAAAGCATTAAAACCGTTACTATTAATACTCTTAATTTCGAGTATTGATAATCTATCACCATCTTTAAGTAAACCGTCTGTATTACCCATTACTTCATATTCCACATTAAATACAGGTGCCTCATCAAGTAAAAGTACGCCTGCTTCTTTTAAATAACCTTGTAATCTCTCATGTACAAAAGTGCCATTATTTAAAATGCGGAGGGAACGTGGGTCATCATTAGCATTAGTCTTTTTAGCAAAACAACGATTATAATAAGAAGCCCTCATACAACCTCCTATACCACTTGGACTATTCCATCCATGCCCCCTATCCTCTGTTCCGCTATCCTTCATTAAAAGCATATCAATAGCAGGAATTAACAAACTGTTCTTTGTAAGTGTATTTAAAGAGGGAACACTTCCTACTACTTTAAACTTCTTCAAATTACTGCTACCTCCTTAAAATCCTCTAATCTTGTTATCTGCCAAACTGCACCACCGTTGAATCTATACAAATATAAATACCCCACATCAATATAATTTAAAATATCAGCAGAAAGTTTAGAACTCTCCTTACAATCTAATACATCACTCTCATTATAGTAACCATAAAAATCATAAGCCCTATAAGCAATATAATCTTTATCTTTAACTCTTATTGCAAGTAAGGGTATTCTATTACATTTAAGTGCCTCATTCTCAATCTTACTTAAAATCTTCCCCTTTAAAATGTAATAACCTTTTTCAGTTGCTTTACACTCAATTAAATAATCACCTGTTACTACATCACCTTTTGCAAAATATAATGCGCCTGAAGCTATTACTGTTTTTCCACCTAAACTTTCTGCTATAAATGTTTCATGCTTATTACTTAACTTCTTCGGTTTCATCTTTCACATCCTCTGGTTTCCAAAAACAACAAAATGTTCTACCTTCCTCTGTTACCATGTCGAAGGGGGTAACAAAAGAATTTTGGCAGATGTCATTTTCGTCATAATATTTACAACTCTCACACCTTGAAATGAAATGGGCAGCTTTCATTAAGGCATCATATATCCTCTCATCATACCCTCTATGAAAATTCAACTTATAACCCCCAATCACATTTTATAATCTCATTAACCCTTCTGCCAAAATTTTCATATTGACCATCTGATAAAATAAAATCTAATTCTCCCTCATCTTGAATTAAATTTTTATAGTGGTTTTCTAAAAATTCAAAACCTATGTCTAAATTTTCAAACTCTATGCCTAAAGGGGCTAACCCTTCCATAATATTTAAGAAACCAAGAGGTGCAGAATAATATAAATGCGCTAAGTATTTACTTCTACTTCTATGCTTCCACTCATTTCTATTCTGCCTCATTCCTTCCCTAAAAGAAGAAGGGCGGGGAAATTTAAAAGCAAAATCCCCTAATAATATAACAATACGTGAACTACCTTTTAAACATTTCATAATCTTGAAACCATCTCAGCAAAAAGTTCTTCATTCTCTCTTAAAAGACGGACTAAATTATCTTGACCTTGTGCAAGCATTTGGGAATCCATGTAATACCATGCTCCCTTACGCTCTATAATACCTTTAAGAACAGCTAATACAACTAACTCTTTAGCAGTATCAATAGAACCTTTAGGAAGTAATCCATTATCAGTATATAAATCATATTCACCTGTTGTAAAGGCAGCACCTAATTTATTTTTCTGAATTTTCCATTTAATTACACGCCCTACAATTTTAGCATTAGTACCAGTGCCTTCTTTAATGTAATCGCCTGCCCTTAAACGGATTTCAAGAGAATTAGTATATTTCTGCGAATTGCCCCCAGGGCAATTATGCACTACTAACCCACTTCCTGTACCACCTGCAAGAAAATTATGATTTTTTTCAATTTTTAAATCATATAAATGTTTATTTCTAAACTTTCTTTTAGAAGCTATACCTGCTTCTAAAACTAAAACAGGTTCAGTAATAACTTCTTTATTAAAATTTAAGTCAAAATCTTCATACATCCCTCTAAATTCCAAGGGCAATTTATATTGCATACAAGGCGGAACATATTTATAAATACGTTTAAACAAATTCTTTGACCCATTAGCAGTAAAATTAAACTTGCCACATTTTTTATCTACACTACACTCTAAACCAATATCATTAAAGAATTGATTTACAGTATCTAATACATTATTATTTTTAAAACGCTTCATTGTAAGAAAAGCACGATTACGATTTATATCTAAACAACCATCATCCATATAATATACTGCTAAACCTAAATCTGAAAAATTATTTAATAAATAGTTTATATCACGATTTACAAGCTGTGGCTTTAAAGAAGCTAATTCAACTGTATAATTACTCCTGTAAACCTCACTATTTTTAAAAGAACACTTTTTAAAAGTAAAAGCATTTGACAATTTTGAAACTTTCCACTCTAAATACTCTTTATTAGATTTATCTTGAAAACTTAAATTAGCAGTATTGCCATTCAAAATTAAAGAACAATCTCCAACTAAAGTACCTGCTAAAAAATCTTTTAAAGTTCCATTTATAACTGTATCTTTTTTAGTAATTAAGTAATCACCTTTTTTAACTTCCTCAGCAAATTTCCAACCCTCAGTAGTTAAAACTTTATGGTCTAATGTAGTAGTAATACTAAATTTTCCATTTTTACTTCCTACACCATTAGTAGTAATAGTATAAAAACTATTATCTGCCTTTAACTTACCGTTATCCATCCAATCTACAATTTCAGATTGTTCAAATTTACCTGTTGCTTCATTCAACGCCCAAACTTTACCTTTAATTTTCTCCCTTACAACCTTTTCAATAGGAATAGTACGCCCATCTACAAATACTACATTTGTTTCACCATGTAAACAAACTGTAGGGTCACCATAACCACCAATTTTATCCCTAAATTGATTTATGGATAAGACAGTAGTAGGCAGTTTACCATTCCTCTCCAAAGTGTTATTAAAACTTTGAAATTTACCGTGATAAGTCTGTAATTTCAATGGTTTAATACCCATTTGAGCAGTATCAGAAATATCTGTTTCAATATACTTTGTAGGTAACATGGCAGCAATAGAATCTATCACAATAAATTCCACACCCGCTTTTTGCAATTCTACTGCAATATCTAATGCTTGTTCCATACCTTCAGGTTGACAAAATAGTAATTTATCATTATCAATACCATTCTGCGCTCCCCATTCCTCACTATAACTACCACTTTCAATTTGAATTAAAGCAGCTTGTAGAGGTATATCACCATCATCAGCTACTACCTCATATTCAAAATTGCCTTTAGTTATTTTCTTCTTATACATATTCTGTACAGCAGCAATGGCTTTATAAGCAAGTAAAGATTTACCACTACTCTCTTGCCCTGCAAGTGTAATATATCGCCCCGAAGGTAAGCCACCACCTAATGCGTCATTAAGTGATACACTACCTAAAGGAATTTTGAAATTCATTTCATCATTTATATCTGCGCCCTTACGGATGGCATTTATGCCAAAGCGTTTGTTTATATCTTTTATTAGTGTATTTATATCTGCCATAATTTCCTCCTTTATTTAGCTTCATAATAACTATGCCCACAGTCGGTTTCTGCTTCAAGTGGAATTGTTAAATGAATACCTCTCCTTGGCATACAATGACTCATTATATACTTCATTCTATCTTGACATAAATGAGCAAATTCTGTAGGACACATCATTACAACTTCATCGTGTACAGAACTTACTTGATATGCACCGATAGAATTAAGAACTGTATCATTATCCAAATCAATTTGTGCAAATGCTACCGCATCAGCAGCACTACCCTGCGAAAGCACATTCACTGCTACTCTTTCAAGATAAGAACGTACTCTCATATCCTCACTATTTATATCCCAAAGATGTCTTTTATGTCCACCCAAAGTTTTTACATAGCCATTTTCCCTTGCAAACTTTACTGCTGCCTTATCATAAGCGTGTAAACCGCTGAAACCCTCAAAATATTTATCAATATATCCCTGTGCTTCCTCTTTACTAATCTCAAGGTTTTTAGATACTGCTATACTCGTGCCCCCATAATCTACCAATCTGTATTCTCATATTACTATGAGTGTCAGACTATGCCTTTAAGAATATACAAAGATAGGAAATTTAATGTATATTCCACGCTCTCCATTAAATGTACTCGCAAGATTTATACTTAAAGTATATCGGCACATTATAAGTCTTTACACCGTCTTATTAAGAATTTCGGCACGGCGTTGACCCTTACAGGCTTTCACCGTTTTGAGAAGAGTTTTACTTCACCATAAATGTTTAGCGAAGCCTATCTTTTTAGCTATCTGCCTCTTTTCAGGGGCAATCTTTTTAACATCATTGGGGTTTACATCTTTAAGTTCAGGAAAAACCAAAGTAGCTACTGTTCCATGAGGGTCAAGGTTTTCTACCATCATTTTAATAAGCATTTTATCTTGAGATAAATGTGCAGTTAAAAATTTTTCCAAGGCATGATAATCGGCTGCTACTACTGAATAACCTTCATCTGCTATAAAAAGTTTTCTTATTTCAAATCTATCCCAAAAATCAAAATAAGTTCTATCTTCACCCTCTTTAGGCTCTTCTAACGGATGAGGAAGTTGTTGAAGATTTACATTTTGACAAGTCAACCTAAAACTATCAGTACCGCAAAGCCCAAAACTACAATGCACTTTACCATCCTCATAAATATGCTCCCAAAGCCCATCCATAAAAGCACTTTTTAATTTTACTAACTTCTTATAATCAGTAAGACAGTCTATAAATTTATGCGCTTCCTCTGATACTTTTTGGCATTTTAATTTCTTTAATTCATCTTTACCTACCTTTGGCGTTTTTAATTCCTCATAGGCATATTGCCCTCCTGCTGTCCACTCTACCACTTTAAAGCCAAAATTTTTACTTACAAAATCCTTATTATAACTTTCCTTAAAGATTACATTTGCCCTTTCAGACATTAACTGTTTCTTATAGCTTAATTTATCTTTTGTCGCCAAATTCTTTGCTACTTCATCATACGCTTTCTGCGCACTCTCATTAAGCTGTACAGCTTTCTTTTTAAAACCAAATAATAACTCATAAAGATTTTGTGAACTTGAAGGATTAAATTCTACCCCTGCTAAACTATACAGCTTATACTCGAGATTTTTAATCTCTATCTCTGCTTCTTTAGACATTTTCTCCAAAAGTTGTGTATCAATTTTAAAACCTTTTCGCTCCATTTTCCACAACACTTTAAGATAAGGAATACGCACTTTATAATAGTAATCCGTCATTCCTTCATTCTTTAAGCCCTCAATAAGCTGCGGAAACATCTGTTTCATAAACCATACGTCCTCGGCAGAGTATTGTCCACCAATAGGAATCTGTACTTGCATAAAAGCGGCATTAGCATTGGCTTTTATACCTACTGATAATTTCTCATCATTTGTAACAGTCTTAATAACATCACTATAATGTGACTTTTCTACGCCATAAATCATTTTAGTTACTGCTTCCAAATTCTTTTCCACAGTTTCATCTATAGTATGAACCATTACCATTGTATCTTCAATAATATTTTTATTAAAAACTTTTACTATATCTATACCCTCATTAGCAATGGCGTGTAAGTCAAAATCTATATTATGGGCAATATATGTTTTGCCCCCATTTTCCATTATTAATCTCAATCTCTGTGCAAAATTATAAGCATCTACATTGTAATATTCCCCTTCAAACTTTGATTTATCAAAATCGGGAAAATATTTAGGATTAAAAAATTTTGGAGGAACAAGTCTAAAACGATTATTCTCTTTATATAATCCTTCAAAATCATGCCTTACAGGAACATAAAATACATCTTTAGATACTTCATCTTCAAAAGCAAACGTATAACCTACTACATAATCTTTCCCTGTCCACCTAACTTGAACGCCTGAAGTTTCACAGTCTATATACGCCATTTTTGCCCTTTCAAATAAAGCAAAAAAGGAGTCTAAAGAATGTTCCTGCACAATACTTAAATTAAAATATTTTTGGTGAAACATCTTTACTCTCCTTTACTACTTTCCTATACCTCTCTGTCATACTTGGCACAATGCGTGTTACTTTAGCATATTCCATTTGTCCTGTAAGCACGTTATGATATTTTTTGGGCTTTGATTCTGCAATATGGTAATCCATAATAGGATATAACCTAAAACGCTTATATCCGTCTTTAGTCAAATCCTCAATAGCGAGTAATACATTGTCTACCATCTTTCTTGCCTCATTAAGTGATACATTCTGCATTGTCCCAATTTTCCTTGCAATAATCTCTCTATTTGCTAACATAACATACTCCTAAATAAACTAAAGCCCCATTCGCAGGGGCTTTAGTATTATACCTTAAAGTCTTTTAAGTCCAGTAGCTTGCTGTACTTCTTTAGGCTCTTCTACTTCAGTTTCACCATAAGGTACAAACAAACTCTGTAATACACCCATAAAACCTTCAGTCTTTGCAATCTCCTTATACTTTTCAGGCAGAGATTCAATAATCTTTTCTTTGGCTTCCTCCGTTAAAGGTGCTTTAGACCAGTACAATGGGTCTTTACCTGCGGGGCAGTCATCTACTCTATCAAAGTTATAAGGGTTCTTCTTACCATTCTTACTTACATAGTATGCTCTATCAAGTAAACCATACTTTTCTTTATTACGCTGAATAGCTGCAACATCAGAAGTACCTCTCACCATTACTCTTACTTGGTCAGTATACTCAATAACTTTACCAGTAGGTGCGCCATTTACTACCTCATCTTTTGTAGTTACAGTACCATCAAGTACAAGAAAGGCAGATTTAATGGAGCGTTTATTAAGTTTACTTGCGTCAAAACTGTCAGGCTGCTGACAGCCTTTGCAATCAGGCTCACCAGTGCATACGAATACACGAGGTACAGTACCTACCTTAATGGTATGAGCATAAAAGGAAAGTGGCTCATCAGTTAAGAAACGCATAAGTTTCTCTTCCCCATCTTTTACATAAAAATCATAAATACCAGTTTTACCTGAATTTGCTTTTGCTTCTTCACTCATTTTATTAACTGCATCAAAACCTTTTTGAAAAAAACTTTTCACTTTACATTCTCCTATTCATATAAACTATAATTTCTCTTTGGATAAATTTCCAAACTACTAAACATTACTTTTAATTCATTTTCATTACAATCTTGTACATCTTTTTTACCATCAGGAAATCTACAACGCATAAAAGTAAAATCATTCTTTAAATACTTATAAATTCTTTTACAACCATCTTCTCCTGCCTTATCATTATCTAAAGCTAAAATAATTTTATCCGCTTTAAACATTTTAAGTTTTTCAATTTGTGTCTTACTAATTTGAGCAGATATAATGGAAAGAGTATTAGTATAACCAAATCTATATAACCAAATTGCATCTAATAAACCCTCCACTAAAATAATCTCACCTTTAGGTTCAAACAAGTTCATGGGATAGAAATAATCTTTAGCATTAAAATGATTATAAATCTTATATTTAGGTTCATTACCATAAATAGAATTATAACCTTTATCTTTTTCAGATAATACTGCCCTACTACTAAACCCTAAAAGATTACCACTATAATCAAAAAAGGGAATTGTAATACGTTTTAATTCACCATCCCAACCTAATTTAAACTTAACAAAATCTTCCTCACTAAAACCTCTCTTTAATAAATAAGGATGTACAATTTCTCCACTTTTAAAAGGCGCAAGCGCACTCATAGACAATACATTTTCTTTAATTTCTTCGGATTCTCCGTATAAATTTCTATGTCTACTTACAGCCATTCTAAAATCTTTATTAAAGTAACTGTTAAGAAATTCATAAGCGTCCATAATTGAAATATCTTTTACAAACGCTACTAAAGACACTAAATTGAATTTTGCACCACAAGCAAAACAACCACCTACCTCTTTCTCTGCATGAATACCACAAGAGGGATTACGTTCACCATGATAAATAAGGACAGCAAAACATAATATTTTCGCCCCTAACTGTTACTTTTTCAAGCCCCAGTTCATTGCAAAAATTCTTCATTTCATCTACTGTCACATAACCACCCCCTGTTTTATTCTAAAAAATACTTTTACGCCATCAATTACAGAACATCCTCTGTTACTACTAATAGTATGCCCTCTTATCATAGCGTGTACTATTGACTTATCTTTATTAGGAAATAAGGTACGAGAAGCAGCCTTACTGCTCTTAAAAGTAGCTAATACCTCATTACTTTCCACAGAAACCATCTCAACTGGTTTTTCAAATAACCTATGTAACTTTTTAGCGGATATTCTTGCTTTCTCACGAACATTCTCTCTTAAACCGATATTCCACGAATGTAATAAATTATCTTTGTTTTCTATCCACTCTAAATTTTCAACATGGTTATTTAATTTATTACCGTCTTTATGATTTACCTGTGGTAAATTATCAGTGTTAGGTATAAATGCTTCTGCTACTAAACGATGTACCCTTTTAGGATAACACTTACCATCTTTAGCTAATGCTACCTGTAAATAACCCTTTGTAGTTGTGTTTGCCATCAAACACCTCTCTTTATTATACTTATGAGATATTACTACCCCTTCATCTGTAACAGTATAATCAGGAAAATCTTTTACAATAGCTTCTATAAGCATTTCACCTCCATTACTTCATATATTATATCATAAAATTACCAATTTGTCAAGATAATTTTTTCAAAGTTTGTGGTTTATCTACCTTAAATGTTCGCTCTTTCTTATCATCAAAATTTGCATAGACTACATCATAATTCATTTCCCTAAAATCAAATTGCATTGTAAATTTTGGTGTCCATTCACCATCACGAATTTTAAGAGTTTGAATTTCAACCTCTTTAGCTGCCCTCTGTACTTCATCCTGTAACATTGCCCACATCCCATCACAATACTGTTTAAGACTTGTAGCATAAGCAATATTACCCTTATCAGTAAGCTGTGTAGTAGTAATAATAGGTATTTTCCTGTTTAAAGCAATAATTTTAAATGCCTTAAATACTGATAGCACTGCTTTCCAATCTTCAGGGTCTTTACCCTCGCTCATAAGATAACCACCATCTATTAAAACTATATCAGGTTTATAGGCATCTATTTTAGCTGCGCACTCTGCTACACCATTTATAATAAGTTCAATGCTTAATTTAGAAGCATACTTTGGCGCAATATTCTCAAGATAATCTTTATAAATACTTTCTTCATCATTAGTTAAAGCACCATCTTTTAAGCGGCTATAGCTTACACCACTCATTATAGCATCCACCCTTTTTAATATTTGATGTGGACTCATTTCCTTTGTAAGAAAAAGTGTCTTATAACCTGCTTTAATTAAATTAGAAGCTATAATACATAACAAAAAAGTTTTACCCACACCTGACTTGGCAAGGAATGATATTAAATCTACCTCTTTTATGCCACCAGTTTGTTTATCAAGAGGGTAAATCCCAAGGGGTATACCTGTCATACCTCCTGTAGCTTTATTTACTAAATACTCTTGAAAACGCTTCTCTGTATTTGCTCCCAAATCAACTTTTTCAGTAAAGGTAAAATCACTATTTACTTCTGAAATTAAACTCTCCAAAAGGGTATAACATTTATCTACATCTCTATCATTTATAAGATTATCTATCTTTTCTAAAGTAGTTACTAACTTATTATGCCTAATCTTACGGCGCAGTTCATCACAATAATAACCTACTGTTTCAGGACTTTCAATGTTAAGATTGACTTCAGGAAAATGCTTTTTAAAAGTTTCCTTATCAGGCAGTTCACCATACTTAACTTTAAAATCAGATAACCACTTAAAAGCCCTTTTATTTGCACCTGAAAAATAGTCAGCAGTTATATCTTTGTTAAGTACAGTTTCCCATTCTTTTGTTTCAATAAGTTTTCTTAAAAAAGAATTTTCTACTGACATTAATACATCTCCTTAAATTCCTCTAAACTGATAGCATTTTCCACAAACTCCGTGGTATGTGTTTCATCTATATAATACTTGTACAAATATATGCAATTACTGTATAATTCATTAAGAGAAATCTTTTCAATTTGATTAAAAAATAAATATTTACCAAACAACTCATCCTCATATACACTTATATCCTCTTTTGTTGATATAATATGTATGTTAAATTTATCAAAAAGTTTTAAAGTTAAATCCCTATATTCAGGATTAAACTTATATTTAAAACTATCCCCAAATATGCCCCTTAATCTTTGCATTGTAGTAGGTTTTCTATTAAAAATTGTTTCAAAATTTATAGCAATTATTGGAGCAGTTTTATTACTAATATCACCGTTTTTCACGATACTTCTCATCCAATTCTGCTACCAATAAATCACCATTTAAAACAGCCAGTGTATGATAATCACATAACGGTACTGCATTTTCTCCTGCTTTACTACGAATCGTATAATTATCCTTACCTTCTAACAAACAAGCAAAACATTTTTCTTTTACCATTTTAATCCTCCTATTTCAAATACTGTAATGCGGATTTACTTCTTAAAGTTGTTTTCCGCACATCTTCACCTGTAATATCAATCTTGATATACTCACTTAACATAGAAAATACTGTATTTCCATACCTTGTCTTGATAGTATTCAAATCTAAATTTGTACAAATTATTGTAGGTAAACCTTTTGAGAATCTTTGTTTTAAAAGTTCCTCTAATAATGATTTTTCAGAGGAACTTTTAAGATTGACTTCTGCTCCTAATTCATCTAATACTAAAAAATCGACATTATAATAAACATCTACATCCTCATTGTTAAAAGTCTTTGAAATTAAATCCTTAAAAGTCAGAAGCCTTGCAGTATAATAACATGAATAAACATATTGTAAGATAATAGAAGAAGCATAAGTTTTCCCAACACCATTACTACCACTTAAAAGAATACAAATGTTATCTCTATACATTTCATCACAATGACTTGTATAACCAGTCAATACCTTTTTGAGTCCCTCATTTGTAAACCTAAAATCTTTCCATGTCAAACCTTGATAAGTAACAGGAATACCCATTAAAGTAAGTGCTTCACTACTAATAACATCTCTTGTTCCTCGTTTAAAATTCAATAGTAACACCTTCCTTAACTGCTTCCCTACCTCTTACAAGGGTTTCTTTATAATTATTATACCACCTAATTGCCTTATTGTAAATACCATTTAACCATTTATTAGATAAAAGAAAAAGCCCATAAGATGTGTAATTTAATACACCCTCTTTAGTATAAATTCTCTCATCACTATCCCAAAGATAATCCATCATTATTTTAATCTCACTACTCTTAAAATTCTTCATAAGACTCTTAATAATTGCTCGGTCACTGTATTTAACAGGAACATAAATAATATCTTTTTCTTTTGCTTTAGTTTTCCAGTATTTCATAAAATCATCAGCGGTATAGTTTTCTACATCTAAAGCAGATTTTAAAACACCCTCTGCTTTAGATGTAACTACTGCTTTACCAAATAAAACTTTGCTCATTGCTTTATTATAAAACATCAGCCTTGCAGCCCCTTAAATTCTTCCTCTAATACATTATCAATTTGAATAGAAAGTCTTTGAACTTCTTTTTCCCAATCCTTCTCATCTACAATAGTTTCAAAACCACATTCAACTCTTGCACTTTCATAATTACCCATATTTACTGTTTGACTTTTTACTAATCTAATTAATCTCTCACCTTTATTCATCTAATAACTCCCTTTCTAATGCTTCTTTGATTGCTAATTGTAATCTGCTCTTTAATACATCATTCCAAGAACTTTTCTTATCTGCTCCACATTCAATAAATGTGAGTACAATAGCTTCAATCATTGCTCTTGTATAATAAGATTTTCTATTAATAATAATAGGACTTTCAGGTAAAATACCATTTTTACGCCATAAATTAATAGTTTGATAAGTTCGTGGAATACCATAAGCAGAAAAGGCTTCTACTAATTTAGCTGTAGTATAAACCCTTAATTCTTTTCCATTAACCTTAATGATTCTGCCAATAGTTGCCCAATCTTTAAAATGCTGTGCGCAAAACTCCTTATTCGATTTCTTCTTCCTGCGTTTCCGCTTTTTCGACTGCATAAAGTGCATAACTCTCCTTTCGCTTAAACATTTTACTCAAATCTTCTTTATTTATTGTACCATCTTTTATGTAATTTGTCAAGACATTTAAATCATATTGCGGTACAAAAGTTACTACCTTGCCATAAATGTGCAAGCGTTTAAGGATAGGGTCAGCCATAATTGGGTCAATTTCTTTAGTAATTCTTAAAACATTTTTAAAGTTACCATTAGAAGTTTCAATCCAATAGTTACCGCTACCATCCCTATTTACAAACTTGTCCTTTAATAACTCTTTAATCTCTTTGCGTCTTTTCTCTGCCATTGAAATAGTTTTTGTATACATTACATATTCATCGTACAAAGTATCTAAATCAATTTTCTTTTCTTCCCCCACTACAACCACATCTATTTTTTTCACTATTCTACCTCCATATTAAATATACCCATGTTTTTATAAAAAATATCTCTCTTATAACCATGATAACAAATACCTGATACAAAAGGATGACGATAATCATAAAAGATTATTTTTTCTTTTCCTTCCTTTGTACGCCTCAATCTGCCTATTATTTGAATTAAATCTTTTTCGTTAGCTACACTTGATACTAAAAATCCTACTTCCCATGACTTAACATTAGTACCTTCAGTAGCTATTGCAACAGTAGCTAATGTTACTAATACTTCTTTACTCTCTGCCTTTTTCAAAACCTCTTCTTTAGAGTCGCCCATATTACCATAAAATTTTTGAATTTTGGGGCAGGAAGGTAAGAGCATTTCATATAGATTATCTAACTGCTCAATAGTCTTACAAAATACTATACAGGATTTTCCCTCATTATAGTTCCTTTTAATATCAGCACATATCATCCTATTAAAATTATCATCATTAGCAATTTTAGCGTATGCTTCATGTAACCTTAAAGGATAGGCTTTTATCTTGCCTAATGCTTCAAATTCACTACACATATCACGCCATTCAGGAGTCCCCTCCACATATTGATTACCCTTATACACAAAACTATGTATATCTTTCAGAGTTTTAGCATCATAATAAGATTTCTTATGATACCATTTCACATTACTCTTTCTTACCCTTATGAGTATGTTTTCAGGGGCTATTATAGCGTCAGATTTTAGTTTTGAGCCGTCAAAAACTGTCCCCCCACAAATTATATCTACCACATCAACAAGCCCGTCATTTCGCATTTTTGTAGCTGTAAGCCCTAACCTGAACATTGCAGGAAAATTAAATAATACTTTATAACTTGCTGCGCCAACATGATGTACCTCATCACAAATAATGAAACCAATATGCTCATAAAGCTGTTTAAGTTTAACTTCACCCAAACGTGAAAGAGTTTGAATTGTAGTAAGTGTAAAGTGCTTACCAAGTTTAAATACTTTTCCTTTTACAAGTCCTACATCAGCTTCTCCATTATATGCAAGTTCAATATCCTTTTTCCACCCCTCAATTAAATCATCTTTATTAACAACTATAAGAGTGCTTTCAGACATTCGCCCTGCAAGATAAATGCCACAAAGACTTTTTCCGCTACCAGTTGGTAATACAAGAGTTCCGTATGGATAATTACTATTTAACCACGCTTCAGTAGCCTGCTTTTGTATATCCCTTAAATCTAAAACAAATTTAGGAAATCCCACAGTATTTACTACCCTTGAATCATTTACCACCTCAAAATCATCTATTTTAAGAACATAACCCATAGGCACTTCAATAAATGCTTTATTTTCCTTATAGTAATGCAAATATGGAGGTACTTTTGTTTTAGCATATTTACTATATTTTAGTACACTTTCATAGGCAGGATTTTTAAAAGTTAAATCTTTTCTTATCTGCATTTTTTGTTCTTCTGTTAAACAAAATATTCTTTTACAATTACTGTATGCTACTTTTATCAATACCAAAAAACTCCTTCCTTACTTTAAAAATCAAATCCCAAAGTTTATCACTATCTTTATGCGGTAACATAATTGCCCTTAAAGAAAAATAAACATCACCCTTATCAGAAAAACTTACAAGTAATCCATCACTATCTTTAATACAAAGCCTTAAATTGTTATTTTCCTCTATAACCAACTTTATCACCTCTGTACATATATTACCATACTTTCTGCATTTTGTCAAGTCTTATAAATAAAAAAAGTAACAAGAGATAACTCTTGTTACTGTAAATAATCTGTTACACCTCTTGCAATGGCTCTTGCAATATCATCTTTTTTATTTACTAAAATATTTGCATCGTCCATATTATCAATGAAGGCAATTTCTACTAAAACGGCAGGCATTGAAGTAGAATTTAATACCACTAATCCTGTCCGTTCTTTCAAACCTCTATCTACTGTGCCAATAGTGCTTACAAGCTGATTTTGTATACATTGCCCTAATTTTGCACCTGCACCGTATAGACTATAAACACAGGTTTCAGTACCTTTAGCTTCTGTATTAAAAGCATTACAATGTAAACTAATAAATAAATCAGCATAACTATTAGCAGATTCTACAACACATTCCCCTATACCATCATAATTAAGGTTATCAGACTGCAAGAGTTTTACCTCAAAACCTGCATTTTCAAGATAACCTTTTAACAAATTACCTATCTCAAGAACTGTATCAGCTTCAGTAATACCTAAAATATGATTTACTGCACCCGAATCGATACCAGGGCAATGCCCAGGATTTATAAAAATCCTCATTTCTTATCCTCACCTTCCTCTAAAGCATCAGGAGTGCCATTGTTATTAGTATCTACAAGCATACCTAAAATAAAAGTTACGAAACCTACCATAGAACCGTCAATTAATATCCTCAAGTATGCTAAAAGTTCTGATAACATCACTTTGTCTAATACAAATAGATATATCCAACAACCTAAATATAATAATAAAACAATGGCAACTATTAATATATACCCTATGAGTACATATTTCACAGGTTTAGGCATATTCTCTAAACCTACCCTTAACTTATTAAGAAGTTCAGGTATTTTAGATTTAATAGTATTTAATAAATTATTCACTTTCTCACCTACTTTAAAATACCTAATAAAATCGAACTTATTAAAGATATAATAAAAGCAATTATAGAAGCCATCCTATATATATTTTCCATTTTATCATCTAATAATTTAGAAAAATCTACTTGCCTATCCCTATTTAACTTCTTTTCCGTTTCAAGCCCTCTATCAACACTCTTTAAAGAAACTTCAAGCACGGCAATATCCTTGCTGTGCTTTTCAAGTTCTTTTGCTTTCTCTTTTAAATCTTCAGCAAGTGCTTTCTGTGCTTGATTTACCTCTGCCAATTTAGAAGTGGCATCTAAAAGAAGTTCTAAAATTTCTTTCTCCATAAAATCACCACTTTAATTATGGTAAGAAAATTATGCTACTTTAACAACAGTCATGGAAGCATTAGTAAGTGTTACAGCAGCATCTACCTGTACTTGTAAACTTGCGCCCATATTAGGATTACAAGCACATGGTTTAGCAACCCTAATTAAAGTTGTAAAACTTAAATTATCAGTAGAACCTTCTGCACCTGTTACAGACGCTTCTGCACCATTTACATCTACACCATTATTTACTAATTTAATAGAATATAAACCTGCAACAGTAGGTACTGCATCTACATTTACCTCTACTAAATAAATACCTTCTCCACACAAATTAATAGTTGTACTACCTGCAACGTGTTTAATATGACAACCACTGCATACATTGTTTGTGCTAAAATCAATAAAAGCATTAGCCACTAATGCTTCTGACGCTGTATTCACAGTATTAAGAGTAGAAGGACACACTAATAATCACTCCTTATTTTAAAAATAAAGGGCAGAATTTATCTCCCCTAAACCTCACTTCCAAAAGGTTTTCCCCTCAATTTATCATATCTTTCTTGTCTGATACAACCACAACTTTGTGTATGTCCACTTGTCAATTTTGTTGTTTCAACATAAGTAATGTTTCCACAATCACATTGGCATTTATAAATAGATTGTCTACTATTGCTGACACTATAAAACTCAACTACTGTTAAGCGTCCAAAGCGTTTACCAATCATACTATCTTTATCCCTCTCCCTTTTAGGAGTAGTCAAAGCCTTCTCAATATCCCAACCCCTATTTAACCTTGCAGTTACCATAGAACGTGGAATATTAAATTTGTCACACCATTGTTGCAAGTTCAAAGTAGTACCATCTATTGTATAAAATTTTGAACTACGCCTGTTCTGATTATTTTCTTGATGAGTTATCCACCTGCAATTTTCGGGGGAATAAGCACCATCATTGTCTATTCTGTCAATAGCTAATCCAAAATCGCAACCATTTTCTAAACACCATTGAATAAAATTATCTCTGTTGTTTATAACCATACATCAGCCATATAAATACCACGACCGCCGTAATCTTTATAGGCTTTGCATTTTGGATTATAACAACGGTCTTTTATGTGGTTATATGTCTTTAATATTTTAGCCCTAATATTATTATACACTATATCACCTCTAAAACATTATACCACATTTCCCCCAAATTGTCAAGTATTAGCAACCGCAGCCACAACCACCATAGCCATAACCACAATAATTACTTACAGATTGATAAGGACTTGCGGTTATGTAAGCGGGCTGTGGGAAAGGTCTTAAAGTACCGACAATATTTGCAGTTTGAGAAAGCTGACTTAACTGGAAGTTAGCAGACTGCAAATCACGGTCTTTATCAGCTAATTTACGCAGTATAGACTGTGTATCAAAACCCTGTTGCATTTCTACTTGAGTAAGACCTGCACATTTCTGCCATAACCATTGCCCCATCCACCCGTTAAGGCAAATAAAACAATAATCCACATAAACCAACTGCCACCATTACAATAACCATCACCGTAACCATAACCACGGTTTACATCCATTACTGGAACAATAGGAGCGTTTTCCATTATAAAAACAACTCACTTTCTTTATTATATTCCCCGCATAACCTGCATAATGGCATTGAAATCAATACCTCTTTGTTGGCACAAATTTTGTACCATTCCTTGTAACTGCTGCTCATTCATTCCCCTATACTGATTCATAATTCCTTGTACTTCGGGATTATTACCAAACATTCTCATAAACATTTGTTCAGGATTAGGATTGTTTCTTACTTGAGCCGCCATTTGCAGAACCTGCATTAGTGATTGGTCTAACATTGCCCATCTCTCCTTTCAGCTTTTCAACATCAGATACGAGTTTTCTCAAAGTATCATCATACTTCTTAAAATACTCTTCGGGTTGAACATTTGTAGGCTGATACAATTTATAGGTTAAGAAATCTGATGTACCATTTGCTAAATTATACTGTTTAGTATAAATCTCTCCTTGAGATACATTGACAAATACATACATACTACCATCTAAATCTACTATTGCTGCCTTTGCCTCTTCAAGAGATGTTACAGGCAATGCCTTTAAGTACACTCTTGCAGATTGATTATTAGGAACATAATTAGACAAACTGTTTAGACCAGGACTTGTTTGTCTATTCATATTCCAATTATTATAATTAACGCCATTATTAGGCGCAGGGTAACTAAAACCATTTCCATAATTATTATTATATAGCATAATTTCTTACCCCCATAATACTATTATACCACACTTTGGCAAAATTGCCACACTCATTTTTAATACTATTTTAACATCTTATCAATAAGAATTTGTATCTCTTTAGGATATAATTCATAGTCATCATTCATAAGGCGTTTCATTTCAAGCCTTGAAGTGCTTAATAAATTACTTGCCGATTCATAGGTAAGAACCATCTTTTCTGATATATCCCAAAGACTATCCTGATTTACATATTTTAACATTAGTATTTCTTCATTTCTTCTATGTAAACCAAGAGCAGGTATTAATGTTTTTAATGTATTTACATTAGCCAACTTTAACTTTCTACTAAACTCCTTCTTACCCAATCTTATGCCCCCAATTTTTCCACAATCTCATCTTTTGTAAAACCAAGGTTTTTATAAAGACTCTGTGGATTTTCTACATATTCGTATTTTAAAATGGTAGTCTTACCATTTTCTTCCATTGTTTCATATTTAACTGTATCTGTATTCTTGCCTGCTTTTTCTACCTCACCTGAATAAATCCAAATATAATCATCAAATAATAAATTACCCCATAAAGGCTTCCAAACTTCTTCGTTGAAATTTTCTGCCATATAATAGTAATCCTCTTTAGAACTTAATACTTTTGGTATACCTCTCATTAATAACTCAATCCTTTCTTTAACAGAATCTAATTTTATACTTTTACGAAAATTATAAGTATTTGCCCGCTTCATCCAACCTTCTGTACTGGCTACCATACCTTTTGCATAGTCCAAATCTAAATCAGCAATCTTTAATAGACTATCCAATTTTCTAAATCTGCGTTTTATCCTTTTTGCTGTACTCTTTCTCAATAAAACACAGTTGTTAGGAAATGTCCTATAACCAAGAAAGTCTACTCCTTGTGTTACAGGAAATACATTACTCTTACTTAATAACAGATTTAACCTATTATAAGCAAATACCTTCGCTTTTTCAGCTACCCTATGTAATTCTTTCTTATCATTACCAAAAATTATAAAATCATCACAATACCTTATGTATGCACTACACTTTAAATCATACTTTATATAAGTATCTAATTCATTCATGTATAGATTACCAAACCACTGTGAAAGATAATTTCCAATAGGTACGCCCGCTTCTCTATGACCAAACTCATCTACATATCTTTCAAGTTTTCCACGCATTATATCAGCATCTTTACGCCCCTCAAAATTCTTTAAATAACCTATATTAGCTTCTCTTGTCGCAAGGCTATCTATTATTATATCAAGAATACTTAATAAATCTTTATCCTTAATCTTTTTACGCAATATTATTTTCAATATTTACATAAAATTGTGAAATATCAAGTTTAGCACAATATTTATACTTTCTTACATATTCAGAGCATTTTATCATTCCCTTATGCTGCCCCTTACCTTTACGGCAAGCATAACTATCATGTATAAATAAACTATCCCAAATAGGCTCTAACACATTCATTATAGCATGATGTACTATTCTATCAGGGTAGTATGGAAGCACATAAATTAGACGCAATTTAGGCTCATACATTGAATAAATCCTATAAACGGAGTTCTTATAATTTCCATCTATTAAATCTTTCTGTAATGATAATAGATTAGCTTCTAAATTTTCTCTTACTTTAATAACCTCTGATAAATTTCCTTTACCCTTTCCTGCTTTTAATTCAGCAATTTTAAGATTTTCAATATCAATAATTCTATTCCAAAGATTTCCATATCTTCGTATTTGAAAAACACCCTCTCTATTAAAAAGTTTAACAAATTGGCACTCTTTATAAAGAGTGCCAAAATGCTATTTAGGTATTTAGGTAAACTGATTTTCGCCTTAACTACTAACCCCTTTACCATCCTGTAATGTGTTTCTGCTTTCGCAGAGGATAGAGATTCAGCCGAAGGATTAGCTTTATACCTATTGTATGATACCTCCGTATCACTACAGCTACGCTCGCCGTAGTGAGAGTTCACATTCGCTGAAGCATTATTGACATTAACTGAACGAGAACCGCAACCCGAATCGTCCCGCCAGTAACCGCCGAGAAGCGCCTTTATAACCTCTACCCTTTAGTTGCAACTATTTATATATAAATTGGAGGTACGAGATGGTTGTCTACATTACCTCTCCAAGTTTATATCAATTTAAACACCACATTAACTTGAATTAATGGGCTACGCCAACTCAATTCCCAAGTTTATGGAGCGGCTCACCACAGCCACGCCCGCCGTAGCGAGAGCCCACAAGCGCCGAAGCAGTATCGACACAAACCGAACGAGAACCGCAACCCGAATCGTCCCCCCAGTAACCGCCGAGAAGCGCCCTGTACAAATCACCATAGCTTTCACCATAAGACTGGTCATCTACATCACTATCATATACAGTACCGCTCCAACCACTTGAACCATTTGCACCAATATCACTTGCCCATTGCCATAAGAAACCGCAAGCATCTTCAAGCCCATAATTACTTATCATTCTTCTGCCCGCTGTATCAACGTGTCCGCCAGTTGTATTGGCATCTGTACTACCTTTTATACTAGTACCCTCATTACTTCCTTTTGCCGCCAACTGAAACTCATATCTCCAAGGCAATCTTTTCTTTATATCAGCAAGTCTTTCTACAAACTGTTCACCGTGAAATTTCTTTGTAGAAGCACCATCTGCTGTTGTTCCACCATTTACACTCACAAGTTTACTTCCATCCCACGAATTTAAGTAAATATCCATCCATATATCTACTTCAGGGATATAAACCATTCCTTCAGGTGAACATTTTGGGCGATGAATTAAATCCCATACTGATTGTGGTAATATATCACCTGCTACATAACCACTTAATGTATGACCGTTTATCGTACCCACGTTTGCACATAAACAATGGAAACCACCTATTTTTCTACTATTATCTGCATTATAACCATTAGGTACAGTAGAATTTAAAGATAACACAAAATCTAATCCATTATTTTCTACTGCATACACATAAACATCTTTACCGTTTCTACTTGCTAAATTCAATGTCAATACTTTATCGGTATCAGTAGAATACACATTATCATTTATCCTTAAAACCATCCCCGCAGGTATTGTTACAGTAGTCTTATTTGTAGTCATTAAACTTTTTCTATTAAAATAAGTATCAATATACTTTGCCAAAATTTCTTCGCTAAAATTCTCACCATCTATTAAAGAGTTTAAATATGCTCTAATTGTTTCTACCCTTAAATTATTTAATTTATCCATTATCTCACTCCTTAAACTTTCAATTTATAGTAATACTTACCACTTATAGGCTCTTCCAAAACAATATTATTGCCGCTTGTATCATATAAAACAGAATTATTATTACTATCTACTACTGCAAGTGGTAATCTTTCTGCCATTACTGCTAAAGTATATACATCACCATTCTTTGTAAAATCATCGGCAGAAAAAGACTGTGACTCTGCTGTACTTCCACTACCGCTATTTGCTACATTTATAAGTTCCCAAGTTACAGAACCATCTACAATTAAACTACCCATTTTATTTCCTCCTTATATAATTAAGAATAAATACCATACCCCTAAAACTGCACCTAATATTATAAAATACTTTATGTATGTTAGAATATAAAGCGCAATTAAGTCATACATGGTCATTACATGAGCAGAGGTACGATTACTAATACAATAACTAAATACTATGCAAATTATTACTGCTAATACAAACCATACGGCTAATGCTATCTCTAAAACCCCAATCATTCTTCTACCTCTTTCCATCCTTGCGGATATGCTTCAGGACTCCATACATTATTATCTATTACACTTTCATAAATTTTTCCATTGAATTTTACTTTGTCGCCTTTCATATAGGGATTAGTTGAAGATGGTTGTTCCCAATCTAATATTTCTCCCTCACTTGTCAGCACTTTTGCAAATAAAGAGGGTGCAGAAGTTGGTGTCCATCCTTCTTGAGATGTATGGTTTTGTAATACTTTATAAAGTATGCTGTTATAAGTAACACGCATATCCTTTTTGTATTCCACACCGTTACTGCTCCAAGCAGGGTAAACTTCGGGTATAAGCAAAGCAACATCATCACTTAATACTGCAATATTAGATTGATATTCTGTTTGCTGTGCTGAAATATCACTACCTGCAAGTTGCGCCATCATTGCTGTTATGGCAAGATTATTTAATTTTGATTTTGCTTCATTCGCCTGTGCTTGATTTTTTTCTTCCTGTGTTTGTTCGGGCGGCGTTAGCGTTGCACCTTCGGGTAGTACACCTAATTCTTTCATTTCACGGGCAGGTGCGCCGAATTTATCTTCGGGCAACCAATATTCAACGCCGCGATTATCTTTGACTTGCTCCCACGCTTCGCCATTCCATACATTTACATAACCGTCTTGCGGTTCTGTCGGTGCTGTAAATGTAGCATTGGCAGGTAGTAAATAAACATTTTCGCCCTGTAATTCCGTTTCTAACGGGTCTAATAACGCTTCTTCCGTTCCGATAAATTCTTTGGTTTTTTCATCATATTTATATACATTCATAATTTTTCACCGCCTTAATATTTGATAATTGCCCTTACAGTTAAAGATTTCGGCTGTACTGTACTGCTTGCGCCGTAAATGCTGGAAGAAAGGCTTGCGTTAAAATTAGGGTAAACCACGCCATTACCCGTTCCTATGGTCACGAATGAACAAAAAGAACGTGACTGCGTTGTACCGCTAAACGCGCCTGAAAGATTTTTGAACATAACTGACCACGAATCGCCGCCAGCATTATCCTCCGCTTTAAAGGAACCAGTAATATTAGGCAAGCCTGCGTTTTTCTTTGTACCTCTTGTACTATGAAATTCCACAAATCGGTTATCTTCTAACTGTGGTACGTTAAATGTACTGCTTCCGTTACCACCGCCATAAGTAGTACCAATTGCGCTAAATAATGCCGCATACGTTGTACGGCTTACCGCCGCACCATTGCAGGCTAAAAAGCCCGAAGGTATTGTATTGCCTGCAAACGGCAAAATTGTGCCAGTTGGTACACCAGTAATATTTACATTACTTAAATTAGTTAAGTCAGATTGTTTAGCTAATGTACCATCTATTTCCACAGTATAATGCTTATTCCATTTACAAATACCATTAGGATATGTAGTATTATAATAGGTACTATAGACAGTATCTACATTATTAGTAGAGTTAAGGTAATCATATTTAATATAAGTAAATTCAGTAAGACCATTAGAATGTTTAGTAGCTTTAAAATAACCATAATTGCCAGGATATATGCTATCATTATAAGTACCTAAAGTAGGTTTAGCGTATTCCAATACACTATTTAATGGTAAGGCATTATGGATAGATTCAAACATTTCCTGCCCAGGCGTTATACCTATTTCCTCCAATGAAGAATAAAAAGTAGTACTACCACTTCTGCCGCCGATTCCTACACCATCAGCAGGGTCAGGTGAAGGCTGTGTACTTCCTGTTGTACCTGCTATTTTACATACCAAAAAACAACCTGCATATTGCTTACCTACAAGTTTACGCACTGTATCTCTTGTAACAGTTTCATTAGGCTGCCAATATCCAGTATCTACATCTGTTAAAACTCTTTTCCATACATAATTAGTACCTTCACTGGCTGTATTAATAGTAAATTGCAATACATAATTTACTACATACCCATTTTCACCCTCTGTTGTAATTTCATAAAAAACATGATTAGTATGCGCTCTTACTACTGTCAAATTACCAGTTTGAGAAGGATAATTATATGTATTACCTTCCCCACCAATTCCCACTATGAGCATTGAATTTGCAGGCAAAGTATTACCTATTGCATAAGGTGAATTGTCTAATACCCCTCCACTTAACCCTAGCTGACTTAATTGACTATAAGTCTTAATATTTGTTAAATCATTAAGTGATTTTTTATTTACCACATCATTGTCATTTACAGGACTTTTATCTGTCTGTAAACTTTTAAATAATGTAGGGATTACATTCATATCACTACCTAAAGTTACTAAATTTATAACAGATGTATCTACTACAGGAGCAATCCACTCTTCTGTTGTATAACCACTTACCCATAAAGTATCTGCATTACCAGTTGTTAGTTTTAAGCCCGCATATTTTATATTATTATATGTAAAAGTACAAGGCTCTGCTTTGGCATCATCACTATTTGTAGTGTTAAAATTTACATTACATTCATTAGAATTATGTACTTTCTGTAAACTAATGTCACAATTTACTGTCACTATACTACCATTTTTAGTGGACATTACTACCTTTAATGAACAAGCAGAAAATTTTGCAATATCTGTATTGTCTAATACTACTAAAGGTAATACCTGTGTAGTACCTGTTCCTAATGTAGTTTCATGAATTAAGAATTTAGCATTAGTTCCCTTAAATTGTACTGGCATTACCTGCCAACGAGAAGCACCATCTACATACTCTTTAAGTGAATTAAAATTCTCATTTAATAAAGGGGCAAGTTCTGTATCTACATGTTCTTCCCCTGTAAAAACGTGTAAATCTCCTAAAGCCATTCATTTACCTCCTTAATCATTATATCTCAATATAATCCATCCATCTTGTCCTGGACTTGCACCACCTGCATAAGAAGTGCCATCTGCACCGTCATATCCTTCAACCCAAGTCCAACCATCATCACTCTTCCGTAAAACATAACCACCACTACCTGCACCGCCACCTCTTGCAGTAGCACCAAAAGCGGTAGTATTTCCACCTGCTGTACCATCTCCTGCATATACAGAAATTTCATGTTCACTTGTAGCGTCACTACCATTAGTACCACCCTTACCTACTACAAGACTATACTTTTGACCTGCTTTAACACTCACAGTACCACTTACCAATTCGCCAGTGCCACCGTTACCACCATAACCTACTCCCTGATAGGCCTCATCTTGGTCATCATAATCGGCTCTTGCAGTACCACCTGCACCACCGCCTGCACCATAAAGTGAGTAGTTTACAGTTTTTACATTTGCAGGGCAAGTCCATTGCCGACTACTTGTAATTTTTAAATAATTTTTATAACCACTATATGTAACCTCTACTTGAAAAGGGTCAATATACAATGCTGCGTGTTTATTATTATCCTCATACATTCTAATCCACAAATCAAAAGTATTAACGCCACCTTTTAAGTCAACTTCAATATTCTCACCTAAAGTCATCCATTTAATAACGCCTGGCATATCACCCTCACCTGATATACCTGTACTATAAGGATAGAAAATATCTTCAGCTAATGTATGCTGTCCTGTATCTGTTAAAATATTGTTACCAAAACGTGTTTGAAACTGATAAGCAGAGTTTCTTCTATAATTATGATAATCATTATAACAACCTGCCCACTTAACTTTAGAGGTTATAGTATATAAACCATCTTCAGGAACATTAACAGTACAACTTAAAACCTTGGCTAAACCATAACTTGCACTACCGCCTGATATATACTTGTAAAAATGTCCTGTAGAAACAAACGGTTCACCTTGTTCAAATGCAGATGTTAAAAAATAGTACCTTATACCATCTACTATTACACCTGCATTTACACTCATATCAGAACGTGTTTTAGTGAGAGGAGCATAAAGATTTTTATTAAATGTTTTTATCCGTACATATTTTCCATTATAAAAATCTTTATAATCATCATATAAAGGTAGACTATGTTTTGCTGAACCTATTGTTAAATTTAATCTTGTTTTTGTATCTATATTAGCCATAACCTTAACTCCCTATAAAAATAGTATTGCCATTAGTAGAAGTAAGTGAACCATCACTATTAAATACAGCCACATTATCAGGAATTACAGAATCATTGAGTTTCCCTTTTGATACCAAAACAGGAATCTGCCCTTCCTGTACGCCTAAATTTAATACACCTGTAGGAATTTTTCCATTTGCCCCTATCTGTACTATTTGATTAGCTTTTGTACCAGTATCAATTAAAGATGTAGCTATATGGTTATTATCACCTACAATTACTAATTGCCCATTCTCAACACCTGTATACATTAATGACATTTTAACTTTTTTAGTAAGAGGGTCTATCAAATTATCTACCCTACTAATATCAATGTGCATACTATCAACATATTCTTTATCTACATAAGTTAAAGTAAGCTGCGCTATCTTAACCCATAATCTATCATGCACATTTGCTAAAACATATAATGCTAACTCATCTGTCCTAAAACACGCTTGCCCTAATTCCAAATTGGAAACTGGAAAACTAATACCACTATTCTGTGATAAAAGACTTTGCCAGTTTTCATTCATTGGTGCAAGAGAATTAGCTATTGTCCACTCATCTTGTATTGTCTGAACATTTTGCAATTCTTACTCCCCCTTATACGCATATTCATCAAAGAGTTCATTCCTTAACTGACTGGCGACTAAAGCTGCCTCATCTTCTGTATCATAATAACCACCAAAATGGCGTTTACCATTTTTACTACAATAAGCCACCCATTTACCCTGCTCTTTATTAAAACAATACCCTTTACGTTTATGATTCATATTATTTTGTCCTATTGTACAAATTCTCAAATTGCATTTCCTATTATCTGCTTTATCATGGCTAATATGGTCAACTACCATTCCTTCAGGGCAATCCATAATAAATCTATTTAAACGTATATGTGAATGTGTAGTCTGCCAATAACCTTTAGAACCCAAAGTAAAATAGTGGGGCTTTACTTTTTCAATATCTTCTGTATCAATCAGAGTATAATTGCCTTGACTATCATACATTCTTGTAATATCATCATCTATATAATATGTATTATAAGCCCTATTTTTTAATGATATTGCCTTCTTTGTATTACAATCACAAGAAGTTGTATTTCCATACCTTAAAGAACGGTATATTACAGATTTTATATTTCCACAATCACACTGACATAAAACCTGTGTTTCAGTGTTGCCTGACTTTGTAATTTTGTCAGGCAATAAACAAACTATCTCCATCATACCATACCTTTCCCCAATTTGAGGGATAACCTTTTTCATATAGACACCTCCATTAATAACCCCTGCTTGCCCAAGATATTGTTCCTGCTACATACTCACTACCCATTTTCATTGTTACATCAAATGACTTGGTAGTGATATTATAAACAATAATTGTAGGCGTTCCGTCAATTCCACTATAAGATTTAATAGTAGTATTTACATCAGGTACAATATGTAAAGGTCTTGTAAATTCTACTGTATATGGCTGATTATCTTCTGTAAGTTCTGCAATGCCTGTTTCGTAAGTGTCCGCAACATCTATTTTATGAATATAGGTTCTTGCATTAGGTCTATCAGCATTTAAACTTGCTTGCATTACAAACTTACAAAGACATTTTTGATAAATATAATCACCTGTAATTAATTCTTTCCATTTACCATAACCAAACGGAGTAATTGTTTCATCCCAATTAGTTTCATTTAATACCTTGTTATAAAATCTAATGTCACCAATTACTTGCCCCGCATTTGATACCTTTAAGAAACCTACATCTAAATTAATAGGCACATTTTTAGTAAAATTATTTACTACTGTGGTATCAATATTGACATTAATATTAAAATTTCTTATAAAAGCATTAGTTGTAGTAAATGGTAATTCTACATCTAAAGTATCTAACCATGTATTTAAATACTCTATACCATTTACATCTTTAATCTTACAGTGTAATTCATTCATTTTAAAAGGCAATTCAATCATTTTATAACTTTTCGCCTTTTGACTGATTACAACACTCATACTGTTTCTACCTCATTAAATAACAATGTAAAACTAATTATATAAGTATCTAACTCTTTTTTATTAATAACAGGATAAGTCACTCTATCAAACATTATTCCTCCTGTCACTGCATTAAATATACCCGCCTCTATTAAAGCCCCTGTTGCTACGCCTGCGCCAAAAGTTGCACTCAATGTTAAAAACTTATCAGCAGAAGTATGACTATAACCCGCTTTAAGCCTTTCTATTTCTGCAACAAGTGTAGTATCAGTTAAAGCAGGTGCTGTAGTACCTGTTCCTACTGCTATATATTCCATAGGGTCAGGGCGTGTTGCATTTGCAAAACAATTACATAAGAAATCATAACCTACATTAGTTATAAGATTATGTTTTATAAATTTTTGTTTTAAATTCCCTTCACTATCTAATAATTCACCTGTTACAATAACCTTTATTGAACTTGCTGTATTCATTTTATACCTCCTCAAAAATCACCATATAAAGCAAACTGATTATATACTTTCGGCGTTTCATAACGCTCCCTACTTATCTCAAAAGAATCATAAGTAAGACTATACATTACAAAAGTAAAATAACCATCGCCTTGAGATATTACAAAACTCAAGAAATCTGCTTTACCTGAAAAATCCTTTAATGTATATTCTTTTCCGTCTGATAAAGTGACTACAAACCTATCATCTGTTTCCCTATAATGTAACCATATATAATCACCATTATCATTTTTAATTGTAAAAACGGTATAATTATTTGTGCTATCAAATGGTACATACATTGTGAAACTAATTGAAAACTTCTCTGTTAAATCAATATCTGTCCACTTTGGTCGGCATTTTCCATCTATCAGTAAACCCTTTTCATATCTATTTTCTGCATAAGATGGTACACCATAACCACTTAAAGGATTATTACCCTCATCCGATACAAGTGTTTCATTCAGTGATAATCTATCCTGCACAGATTCCTTATTAGCCTCACTATAAGTAGTTATCTCTGTCCACGAATTATACATTTCATCAACACCCAACGGAAACCATAATCTACGGCGAGCATCCTCACTATTCCATACAAAATGTGCATCTTTCCATTTTAATTCCAATGCTTCATTTGCAGGTTTAATTACCTTTTCAATCCAGTTCCTCGCACAATATTCTAGGTCAAGTTCTATCTCATAAGTATAGTCACCATATACCTTTGCAGTATCAAGCTGTAAACCTCCCGCATTAACATGAGTATTATAAAATCTACCCTTCCAACCTTCTGAAACAGCGTCATACTCTTTAATCATATTTCTATTAGGTATAGAAGCTACTGTTAAAGTACAATATGCGGGATTTTCACAAGAAACACCTTTATCTGTATAAGCCTTTAACCAAAACATTGTACTCTGCGCCCACGCATAAGGATAACTGAAGAATTGACCTGCACTTGTAGCAAGTATATTACCGTATTCCCAATTATCGCCCTCTTTTAATACATAATAAGCTGCACCTTCTACTTTATCCCAATGAAACTCAATATTACGTTCATTCTGAACACAACCAAAACCACCAACATCTCTTGGTCTTGCAATTTCCATTTCTAATACGGCAGGAGTAGAACGATTACCAACTGTATCTACTGCAATAAGTAAGAATCTATACTCGCCAACATCTGCACTATAATAAAAATTATCAGCGTGTATATCTCTTGCAATAGCTGTTTCATCCGATACAACACCTAAATATAATTCATAGTGGTCTACATCTAATTCACCCTTATCCCAATATAACTGGAAACCGCCAACCACTTCTTCACCCCTAAAATTCAAAGGCATTGCAGGTGCTACATTATTACCTGTTATATAAATTTCAGGTGAATAAGTATAGGCTGATACTTTACCATATTTACTCGTATTTTGAAACCTAAAAATATAAGTTTCAAAAATCTCCATACCCCCAACTACTGCTACATATTGTCCATCGTCTACAAAACCGCCATCTACCCACTCGTCACTACCAACTTTTCTATAACTTACGTTGAATCCTTTATTGTAAGTAAATTCAGCATAAGAAACATTTAACTTAATATTACTTACCACCGTCTTATCAGGTAAGATATAATATTCTTGCTTATTAGATATATAAACAATTTCAGGCGGCGCTTCTTGTGGGTCTGCTAAATTTGACACATTAATGATTGGATTACTTGCACCACGTTGTTCAGAATATATATCTTCATTATATTCTCTACAAGTAAGTTTAATGCTACCATCTTGAGTATCTTCTATTTTTTGAATACGGAATTTCTTGTCAATGAACTCTGTAACATAATCTGTTACAGATATTACATCGCCGACAGTTCTATTCAATGCTCTTCTATCTGTTTCAAATTCAATATAAGTTTGACAGGTGAGGGCTTGATTTAAATAAAACCATGCTAATCTACTTGCCTGGTCAAAATTAGTTACACCATACAACTCCATTGTTTCTACTAAAGGTTGTTTTCTAATATAACTTTCAGGACTTAACGATGCTTCAGCATTTACTTTTACCCATTCATTTTTAGGGTCAACATAGGCTACCCTATAAATATCGGGAACATCCTGTAATGGCGCAAAACTAATAGATAAACCACTCTTTATTTCAGCAGGAGTATAACTCTGTACTACCTCATCTGCCTTTTCTACAAATAGACTATATTTACCCGCTCTATATACAAGCATTGAACGGCAGCAATTAAGCATATACTGTACCCACTCTAATCTACTACGCTGTTCATCCAAACATAAGTTCAAAGTATAATCCTTTTCATCAAAAAACTTTGCACCATCTATAAAACTTTGTACATCAATTTCGTCTAAATCCATGCCGCACCCGTTATAACGTGTCATGAAATCAAGTACGCACCATGCAGGATTATCTGACCATTCTTCTGTATAATCTGTTAAATCTTCAGCATTATTATATTTTTTAACAATAGAACCATCTACTATACAAGTAAAATTAAAACTACCATTCAAATTTTCATTGGCATTTGCTTGCATCGCAGTATAAGCCAAATGCCTTAAACCACCTACTGTTTCAGCTTTACTTTCTTGGTCACCACCAGTAACACGCCCATCAATTTGTTGAGTACCGTCACCTACATAAGTATTCCACGATACACCTTCAAATTTATCTGAATTAATAGGTAAATCATCTAATTCCAACTCTCTGATTCCTTTAATTTTACCATCACACAAAGCGATAATCTTATAAATTATTTTTTTATCACTACTTAAACGAGAATAAATTAAATTACCTGCTACTTTTACAGTACCATAAATAATTGGTATAGGACTTGTATTGCTTACACTTGTTTGTAGTGCGCCATCACTATATGTATAAGACTGCTTTTTTTTAGATAACTCTTTTTGTTTCCTTAAACTTACAAACGTACTTACAAGAGTAAGTGCTATACCAATCCAACCAAAAACTGCACCTAACGCATGGGACATTATTTATCACCTACATATCTAAAAATACCTTTTACACGATCTTTATACCTTGCATAAGAGATTATCTCGGTTTTAATATGCCCTGTACAGTGAATCGCCTTTCCATCACCTAAACAAACCATTAAATGCCATTTATTTAATGGTAATTTTACAACCAAAATATCACCATATTGAATATCTTTAAATTCTTTTATTTCTTCACAATGCTCTTTAAAATATTGTAACATATTAACTTCTTCACTTACTGGATATTTGAACTTCCATGTTTCAGGAATTATCTCATACATAGGTGCTAAACAACCCCATGCAAAGCCATCCTTCTCATCAATAAAAGGTTGTCCCACTAATTTTGCAGCTTTACTTCGAGTCAACATTAAACCACCTCCTATTTATTAATCAAATATTCTCTTGGCACACTTGGATAACCACCAAAATTTAACTGATTATGCCTTTGAATACAATCATTTAAAGTCTTACCGCAAGAATAATACTCTAATCCATTATAGCCACATCTATCACTCTTAAATACAAATTGACAATTTACATCATAAGTCATTAAAGGGGCTTCTTGTTCATAATCCCCTAAAACCCTTACTACCGAAAGTGCAAATGTTTCGGCAGTCATTTTAATATCATCAAGTATTCCTGAATACATTGCAACTGGTTCATCTTCAGGATAGTCAGGAAACCACTCATATAAAGTGCATTTTTTACCTAAAAACTCATTACCATGATTGGCTACTATCGCTGCCCATTCTTGCCATTTATTGCTCAATTCAAGTGAAATACTTTCGATAGAATTATCAGAATTTTCCTCTCTCGTACCTCTTACAACCGGTGCAGATTGATATACATTACCATCTATCTCAATACTTTCTACACTATCATCTGCTATAAACCTATAAATATTATCTTCATCATACCATATTACTACTAATAATCTTGTTTGTACCTCATTAGTTTCTAAATACTTTGCTATCTCATTTTTAATACCAACAGTCATTTAGTCACCTCCAACAATTTAAGGGGCATATTTTATGCCCCATTTCTAACCTCTATCAAATCTATTGTAGTTACTCTATATCCCATGTAATCCACATTAAATTGCAAATCATCACTTGCAAATCTTACATAGTACCACTGGTCATCGCCACCCATATCTGAACCATCTTCATAAGTATTTGACCACTTGAACTTAAAGGCTTTAAACTGACCCTTTACTTCATTAAAGAAATTCTCTAACTTCCTACCGCCATCAGGCGTTTTTCTAAACTCCAAAGTCCATTTCCTGCGTGGATAAGTCCATTGCTGCCTGCGTTGCTCATTGCCTGTCCACTTCTCGTCAATGAGCGTGTTATAGCTTAAAGTGTAGGAGTATACCTGCAAGGCAGTTATACCCCATGCTTCTACACCATTGGCGACATCCTTGTAATCTTCATTTGTAGTTATATCTAATCCTATCAAGTTGTCACCTCCTTATTTTGTTGCCCCTTTTGCAGCGTTTCTCATACTTGAGTTAGTCTGCAAATCTTTTATAATCTGTGAACGAATCATAGGATATTGCTGTTTCCACATATCCATATTAGCTTTAGGGTCTACAGATTGGAAGTTATTATTCATCACTAATTGAATAGGCTGTCCACCTACTGCCCCACTATTATTTGCAGGGTCAGCATTTGTATCTGCCGTTACATAACCACCTTCAGCATAACGGAATTTAGGTAACTTACCTTTACCGCTTAATCCACTACCTGCCGCATTTAACCTATCTAAAAAGTCTGTTCCTAAAGCCCTTACCGCTTTTGCTCTTACTACATATTCACCATCTGACAATCTTGCAGGTATACTATCACTTGTAGATGTTCCTGCACCACTTACATAACCGCCATCTGCAAACGCACCTAAACCAAGAAAACTCATAGACTGCTGTGCTGCGGCTTTCTGTGCTTGCATTTGCATCCACATTTGCCAAATCTGCATTACTGCCATTAAAACCATCATTGCATTAGATAATTTTTCTGAATTAGCAGAAGCACCTATTAAGGCTGCCCCCATACTAATTGCATTTGCTGCGGCGATTTCATTAGCATAGTTATAACCAGTCTGCGCCATATCACCAAATTTAACAGCAGAACCCAAACTTGTCATTTTTTCGCCTGTAGCTGTTACAACATCACCTAACTCAAGAAAATCATTATCTAACTGCATACTGCCATTTACACCGTTTACAGTAGTTGAACTACCCCTGCCCATATTATAGCCTGTATTTGTAAAGCCACCTGTTACAGTAGTTGTAGTACCACCACTTGCAGTAGTTGTAGCACCTGTTTTAGCACCATTAGGTGCAGGTAAACCTACTGCATTGGATAATGCCCCTGAAAATTGCTGTATTGCAGGAATAGCAGTATTTACAATGGCATTTTGAAAATCCAAAGAAGCCTGTTTAAACTTATCTTGAAATTCTTTAGAATCTACATCTATTATCTTTAACTTACTCTGTACAGTAGAATCAATTTCCACCTCTCTATTACCAACCTGTTCATTAGAAGGTAATATTGCACTAAATAAGCTATCTGTAATATTTGTAGCCATCCTATCAAATATCTTCTTACTCCACGTTTGCAGTACAGATTTTGCAAAATCTTGTAATGCTTCTTTAGCTGTTTTTTCACCCCAAAGCATACTTTGAAAAGCATCTGATAAACTACCAATAAACTCTTCCTTAATAACTCTTTGGAATGGAGGTACAGCGTCAGTAAGTTCAAGCAATGCTTGTTTAGCATCTAATGCCTGTTGCCTAAAATTATTTGCCTGTGTTAAATCACCACTTTGGGCAGCAACCTGTGACATTTTAGTATATAAAGCAATCATATCTGTATATGCGTCTATATACTCATCCATGTGTTCTTTACGGAAATCGAATAAATCACCTTCAGCGTCTGCTTCTGTATAAGCTAATCTATTAGCTTGATTTTTCTTACTAATATATTGCTCTTGTACATCAAGATTTATTCTCTCTATCTGTGCATTAGCTTGCTGTGCTTGCTTCTCAAGGTTTCTTAATCTAATAATATCTTCTAAATTATTTATTGTCCCCTCTAAAGCAGTTTTACGGATTCCCCATGCATCTATCTCTGCTTGCTTACCACTCTCTACTGCCTGTGCATAACGCTCTTGAGCAGTAGTCATTTCAGCAAGTAATCTTGAATAATCACCTGCAAATTCTCTAATTAAATTCTGTTCAAATGCTTGCCTTGACTCGCCTGCTATATCTTGATATTTCTTATTTATCTCATCTAATCTATCATCTAACTTTTTATACTCTTCAATCAGCTTTCTTGTATATTCAGCTTCTAAATTCATTGCCTTCTGTCTTGCTTCAGCAATTTTATTATCAAACTGCTCTACATCAGAAGTTTGTCCCAAAGACTGTGCAATTTCTTTACGCTTTTCATAATTTGCAATTTCCTCATCAAGCTGTTGCTTTGATAATTCCATTGATGCTTCTATATAATTTTGAGTAGATACTAAATCATTTTTATATGCAGAATCTAACGCCTTTTGCTGTTCCTTTAAAGATGTTAAAGCAAGTTTTAACTCTGCCTCTAATGCTTTATAAGCACTTTTAGCTAATTTACCTGCCCCTTTTCCTGCACTTCCTGCATCAGCACTATCACCTGCTGTAAACAAAGCCTTAATATTATCAGGTAACAAACTGCTATCTGCAAAATCCTTCATAAGATTATCAGGATTTAAAGTATCTTTAACTTTATTTGCCGCCGCTTTAGCATCTGCTACAAACTCATCCATTATGTCACCCATAGTGGTTGAGTCATAAGCGTTCCACGCATTATTTACGGCATTGGTTAAGGTATTAATTTCGCCCTGCATTGCATTAGCAGCGTCTTTATCTGTTAAGGAATACCAAAATTGCTCTATTTTCTTTTTAGCTAAATCTACTTCCAGTCCGATAGCGTTCCACAAACTATTCCATTTCTTTCCTAATGCACTTGAAGCGTCAGACACTTTGTAAACTGCATATACAACAGTTCCTATTGCCGCAACTATTGCCGCTATGGAAGCCACTGTTGCCGCTGACGCAACTAAAAATGCCGCTATTCTTGCAACTAATAATGCAACTTGTTTTGCCGCATTTTTTAAACCAATGGATAAGGTATTAGTAATAACTGACCATATAGCTGTTGCACCTGAAGCCGCTGTTTGAGCCGCCGTGGAAAGTGTAACTTGTCCTGTAAATAAACCTATAATAGTTCTTCCAGTTGCCAATACACCATTAAAAATAGCTTGTGCTGCTGACCATGCTGTTGTAGCTATCCTACCTGCTATTGTTGAATCTGCAAATGCTTTAGTTGCATTTGCCATAGCTGTTATAGCACCTGTAAATGTTGTACTTTGTGAGATAGCAACACCCAACAATCTCCATTGATTAACTAAATTAGCTAATGTTGTAGAAATTCCTGCTAATTTAGTTAAGCCACTTGCAGAACTAAACATATTTGCAAATTCACTTACTAAACCTATAATACTATTTTTAGCAGTAACTACTATTGCACCTGTTGTAGCTATTACAGCTAACAAAGCACCATATTCACTTACAAATCTGCCAATAGAAGTATCAGAGAATGAGGCTATAAAATTATACATTTCTGTTGCCGCATTACTTATAATACTTATTAACGGCTGTAACATAGTCAATGCACCATTTAAAGTTACAATTAATATATTTATAACATTTAATGCACCATTAAAAGCCGCATTAAAAGCAGGCATCGCAGTTTTACCAATAGTCCAAATCAAATCAAGTAGATTAGATAATGTATTATAAAACTTTGTCATTGTACTCAAAGTTTGCTGATTCAAATTTATATCCGTTACTACTTCTCTTGTCTGCTGTTGACCATTACTATCAGTATAAGTAAAATCCTCTTTCTGCAAAGTAAACAACATATCTGTTATTTCTTTTAATTTACTTTTAGTATTCTGATAAAGATTTTCTACTGCTACACTTGCAATCTTATTTACACCATCAGCAAAGTTGTTTAACATACCTTCCCAAGTGGTACTTAAATCATAAGAGGCTGCTTCAAAACCCGCCATACGTTTCCTAATATCTTCATACAGCGTTCCCTCTTCACGCAGTTTATTTACAGTTGCAGTAGTATAGCCCAAAACTGTAGCCATCATATCTACACCTGGGCGGATTGCATCACCGCTAATTAAACCACGAATTTCCTGTATTACCTGCTGTTTCGGTAAACCGAATGATTTAACTGCATTTGCAGAAGCTACTACTAAATCCATTATTTGATTTAAGTCCATACCTGCATTTAAACCACCTGCTAATGTAGATTGATACGCTTCTGATAATTCAGAAACGGTTAAAGTAGTGCGCATTGCTTCTATCTGCATACGTTTAAGTATTTGTTCAGATATTTGTAAACCTTGTGCATAACTTGTCTGCTGCCCATTTATTTCAGTAGTAGATGCTAAAATACCTGCCATGCCTATCCTCATAGTTTCCATTGAGGAAGCAAATTGGAAACCTGGGGCTACAAGACTTTGTACTGTTCCTGCAATCATTTGAAAAGACTGTTCCAAAATAAATGCCTGGAAAGAAATCTTACTAATCATCTGCCAACTACTACTTAAACTACCAAAGAATGAACTTGCGCTCTTTGCTGCCCCATCCATACTACCCGCTAAATTGGTATTCCTTGTAGGGGTAGTAGACTGTTTACTTGTTGGCGTTTTTACATTTGCCCCACTTGCTAAAGCCTTATTTGTAGCTTCTGCTTGCTTCTGTATAGCCTGTAAATTAGATACTACTGTTTTGGTATTCTTTGTACTTGCAGTAGCTAATTTATTCAAACCTGTTGTAAAATCTTTATTTGTTGCCTTTTGTAGATTAGTAAACTCTTTAGACAACTTTTGTAATTCTTTTACAACATCTGCTCTCATTTTATTAATTGCTTTTGTAGTTGTTACTGTATTTGAAGCCATAGAATCATTTAATACTTTAAAACTATTCTGTAACTTCTTTGTCTGTGAAGTTACAGAGTTTGTATTTTCATTAACTGATTTATTTATAGCTACTAAATGCGTATTAATATTCTTACTTGCTTGCTGAAATGATTTAGAAAGCTGGTTTAAATCTTTTTCGGCAGTTTTTACACCTTTTTCAAGGTCAGTAGTATCTAATGTAATATCAGCAGATACACTACCTACTTTAAAATCGTCTGCCATTTAAACTCCCCTTTCTTTTATAAAAAAAGTCGAGATAGTAACACTACCTCGACTGTCTTATTTTCCTCTTATCATTTTACCTGACCATAATTTAAAAAGTTCAGGTGTCATTTTTGGTAAATCGGAAACATCCTTGTTAGGTTTTTTAGATGGATTTTCTACACTCAAATGGTAGTCCAATAATGCGAAAATCTTTGCAGGAGAACTACTCCAAAATTCAATATCTGACATTTTAAGCACCCTCTTTGCAAAATAATAAAATGCTACCCAATCCCACTCACCATCATCATTGGAAAGAGTTTTCTTTAGTTTTTTCCGCTTTTAGGTGCTTTTTCTGCATTTTCAGGTAACGAAGAAGTAAGAGCATCTGTGATTACCTCTACAAGTTGTGTAATGTTTCGTGGTGTAAGATAAGAACCCAACTCTTTGGTTGAAATATCAACATCACTTGAAGCCATACCTGCCTTAATAATATTAAGAATATCTGTCATTCTCGGATTAACTGACATTGCTTCAAATGCTTTCTGAACAGTACCAAACTTCTCCTCTAACTCTGCAAAAGCATTAAAATCATAAACTAATTCAATATCTTTACCACCCAAGCTAATAGTAACACCTTTAGCTTTAACAAGATTTAATTTACTCATATATTTATTACTCCATTCTTTTCTAACTTTTATACATATATTATACCACAAAAATTACATTTTGTCAAGTAAAATTTTAAAAAAATAAGGGGTAAATTAATTTACCCCTCTGGCTCATAAGACAGTTCAAAAGCATAATTCTTTGTTACTTCCCTTGAACCTGTGGCATTTACTTTAATCTGTAAAGATTTTTTCTTTGCTTCTGTATCAGTATTACCCAGGAAAACAATTCCAATGAAATCTTCATCAAAATTTACTGCGCCTTTCTTACCATTAACAACTTGGAAAGAAGCTACACCTCTTGACTCATCCCAATCTTCGGGTTTTTCAAGTTTAAAAGGTAAGAAATAACCTTTTTGTTCAGCAGGCTCTGATGCATTAAAACCTGTATAACCTGTTACATATTTCAAAGCACCACTAATTACGCCGTTAACACCATCATTACCTATGTTAAAGGCTATATTAGAAGCTAAATCAGAAGTTTGTTTCCCTAACAAATCCTGTTCAGCAACAGTGGTTAAGGTAATCTCACCGCTATCTACTCCCCCGCACCAATTTCCTTCGCAGTAGCATTAAGTACCATATCCCACCATTTACCACTATGGTTAGTAGGTACGGCAGAACCAGTGAAGGAACATTCACCAAAGTCACCGCTTGCATCATTAATATCAAAGTCAGGTGCTTCAGTCATACGGCACTTATAAAGTGTAACATGGGCATCGGCTACCGTACCGTCTGTTGACGGATAATTCCACTTACCTTCAATTTTAAAGTAAGGGGGTGTAGCTGCATCTGATGTCATACTATAAGTAACTTTTTCAGTTAAATCAGTACCACTTCTTGTAACTCTACCGCCCATAATAACTTCCAAACCACTAAAACTCAATACACTGTTAGTAACTGTAAAATTAATACCAGTAATACGAGAATAAGTGTCCATAATAATGGAATCGCCCTGTAAATTCTTTGTTTCCATTTCAGGGGAAATCTGTAAAGTTAAAATACCTGCTAAATCTACCCATTCACCATAAGTAGGTTCGGCAGTTGATGGGTCAGTCATAAGTTTAGCAACTTTAACATCCTGCAACTCCATAAGTACAACTTTTGTATCGTCAATACTTGCTGCCATCAATAATCAATCCTTTCATAATTTAAAGCTAATCCAGTTACATTTAATATCCAGTTAGCCCTGTTTGAATCATCATACATAAGAAATGTAGGAGGATTTAAAGGTCTTATACAAAACCTTTTATCGTTCCCATCCCTAATTTCTCCTTTATTTAACAATAAATAAATATCATGTGCAATCTTTACTGCCATATCATTTTGTTGATTTCTAACTCTAATCTGACAAGTAAAATCTACACTATTTCTTTCTCGCCCTCTTATTGCATAAGAAGCGGTATCATATACACATATTGAATTATCTGCTTCCCCACGCCTTGAAGGAAACCTATTAATAAAAATATCTTTATCAATAGTACCAAAATTTGATTTTTCTAAAAAAGTCGCCATACTCTTTGCAAACATTATTTTCTCATTTCCTCTCTCACTATACTAATTAATTTATCAGCATTATGCCTTAAAGGCTCTTCCAAATACTTCGCTTGCCCTACCTCATGATGGTATTCAAGATTTTCATGCTGTATCATAGCATAGTTATAACCAGTTTCAGGATTTTCAGTAGAATATACTACACTATAACCTTTTGGAATCTCTACTACTTTCCCCGATGCTTTCAATCTACCAGTATCAACAGGAACTAAAGGCTGTGATTCTTCTAACAGATATTCAGCAGCTTTTCTGCAACCCCTCATGGCTTTTTGCTTTGTAGTATTTGCAAATTCCTGTATAAATTTAGGGTTTAAATCAAGATACAGTTTGACACTGCCACCATATTTAAACTTACCTAATGTTGCTAATGCCATTATCTGCCCATTCAAAATCAGTAAAAGTAGAAGTCATTTCAAAGGCTCTCACACTTACATAAACGCCTTGTAACAGAACGCCATTATCTATGCCTACAATTAAATAATTAGCTGTTCTTCCATCAACAAATTCTATGTAAATTCTATCTAAAACCTGTACTTTATGAGGAGCAATACTATCTAATGTAAATTGTATAGTGACAATCTTTCTATTTGTTGTAAGCTGCGCAGTAGTGGTTTCTAAATCAACATCACTTGTTTGAGTAGAGTTTATAGTAGCATTAATAGGAATTTTATTCTCAAAATCATAATCTATATAATCAAGACTATTTTTAAAACCCCTCGATAATATAGGCACATAATAGTATTTCATACCTATACCACCTAACCAACTATAAACTTCATCAAAAGATTTACTCAAATATTCCAAATCATTCATAAGGCAATGTCTTTCCTGTAATTTCAGATGCTGTAAAGGAACCATCCCTACTGTAAAAAACTATTACAATATAATAGCTTGTATCAGCTTCTAAATCTGTTAAACGGTATTTCAAACGCTTAATATCATAAAAATCAAATTTTGTTATATCTAAACCATCCCGCAACTTTGTTTCGGCGTATTCATCATAAATAGGTTCTTTACTATACATTAAAGTGTACTTATAAAAGTTACCCTTCGACATATCATATCTATTCCATTCTAACTCGAAAGAATAAACATTTGTACTATTTATTTTGAATTTAATTGTTTGTTCTTGGGATAATTTATAGTTCCGTAAAGAACCATCTCTTGCCCTCAATATAATATCTTTTACTTCAACAGGTGAATTGGAGATTGCTTCATCTAATTCCTCTTTAATTTTATCGGCTAAAGAGGTATAATGATAAACCCTATCACCTTTTTTAAATGTCACCTGTTCAGTGCTTGCATCATATTCAGGTGCTACAGCAAGTGCTAATCTTAAATAAATTGTATGTAAACACTTTAAAATTACAATGTTTATTTCCTCTGATGTCAACTCTTCCGCATTATCTTTACCTATGCTTACCATTGACATTTTAATTATAGTAGGAATACTCTTTTCAACACTTGCAAAAGCGGGGTCATTTTCAATAGAAGGTGTAGATAACATTAAGCTATCTATCAAATATTGAGTAATTAACTCTAAATTTGAATCTGCCATTTTACACCTCCAAATCTATTAAAGAACTGCTAATGCTCCCTGTAAACGAAGATACTCTTTAATTTCAGGAATAACAGATACTTTCTCACCTTTATTGAAGAAATACCATCTATCCCCATAATAAATTTTTAAATCCTCATTAGTAGCTACTTCTACTTTCTTTTCCACAGGGGCTTTTTTAGTTTCAACCTTGGTTTCAACTTCTACTGTTGGCATTGTTACTTCAATTACTTTATCTTCTTTCTTAATTGCCATAATTTCCTCCATTATTCATTAAATGTAGCTGTCGCAACTGATAATGTTAAAGTTACATTATCATTCGTTTTAAGCTGTACAGTTACAGCCCTTGCAGTTGTAGAATCTGCACCTAAAAATACAACAGCAGTTTTATCAGAATCATCTATAGTATGCCATTCTTGTAAATGTGATGAGTACATTTGAATAGATGTAGAACCTTCAGGCAATTCTACTGTGAACGGCAGATAATAACCTGTCTGTTCCTCTGTCTTGCTACTGAACTCTGTCCAATCTGTTACCTTTTTAAACGTACCAGTTACAACACCATTTTCAGCGTATGCAGGACTGTCTACTAAATCAGATGTATTCTTACCTAATATTGTAATTGTAGGTGCTTTTACTGTTATTTTCTTTGTTACAGGCGGCTCACTACCACCATCAACTGCTTTTACAAAAGCACTACTACCTGCTTCAGCATAAAATACTTGTGAGGATTTAACGCCTAATTTTGTGGCTACTTTATAAGGGTCTTGCTCCATATAAAACACCTCATTTGCTGTTACATTTTTACCTAATGCTTTTGCTAACTTTTGTGGAGATTGTTTTGCGTACAGTACATCATTTGCTGTTATACTCATGTTCAACACTCCTAAATATAAATGGAAGGGAAACCATAAGGTTTCCCTAAAATTAATTACGCAGTTTCCAGGATTACGCCATGTGTAGGATTCAAAACTGCTGTACCCCAAATGCCATACCATGCAATTTTAACTTCACGCCCAAAATCTTCGGTATCATCAGTACGAATTTCAGGTGCTAAAGATTCTGCAAGTGCATAATAATCTTCACCAAAGATTACTGCCTGATATACATTGACACCCGCAGCACCTGTGCCTTTGAGTTCTTCTAAATAACCTAAATCGCTTTCAGCAGCAGCACCATTAGGCATAATGGTTGTTTCAATGAATCTCACATCATCAATTCTTCCGATCTCTCCGTTGAACAACTGTTCAGGAGCGCCGTAGTTGCTCGCATTGATCCAGGACGGATCGTCCCTCAAATCTCTTGACTGATGCAATTCTGTTACTTTTATGACTAATATATAAACAATACATTAGCGGGGAAATTACTTCAATGTAGGTTGTTCAACTTCCTAACGAATTTCCCTCTCATAGTTTCCTATGAGTTCAGACTATCTCATCTTCCGCCGACATTTTTTCACCACGGCGGAAGCAACGTCCATAGTCGTTGCAAGGGTATCAAATTATAATTTATAAGGTCTCTTTATTTTATATCTCATACTATCTATAATATAAGGTTCTACAACATCAAAGAATTTTTGTGCATATTTTGTGCCAATATAAATCCTATAACCTTTTCTTGATTTAGGATGGTTTAGATTGGCTTTTATACCGAATTTCTTTTCTAATACATTTATAAGCAGTTCTACATCTTGTTTAGTAAAAGCATCCGTACATAACATTACAGTAGAATTTCTATTTATCATTCTATCTGTTATTGTTACATAACAACTTGTTCCATCGTCCATAAACCAAACTGCTAAACCTAATGGTGTAAGCAATTTCTCAATATCTTTTGGAACACCTTTAACACCTTCAACTACAAACTTGTTATATAACTCTAATAAGTCCTCCCTTGATAAAGTATTAAAGTAGTAAGTTATGTATTTGCCTTTATTTTCTTTTGGAGGCGTTTTACATAAACTTTCCAATTCGCTATACAAGTAATTTACATAATCTAACTGCTTATCAGAATGTCCTATATTAACTCTTGCTTTAGTATCAGATACCTTTGCTATTGAAGCATCACCTAATAAAGACCTTATTAAAATTTCTTTTTGTTTTTCATTCATAATTCTTAACCTTCTCTCACGGTTGGCATATTGGCGAGATTTAAACCAATTTAGCTTTCCCTGATTTCACGTTGTTTTCCACAAAGGATTACTCCTCTGCGCCCCCATAATTAAGGGTGAACAAAGCAGATATAATAACTACCGTCAATTTTCGGTGCATTATTAGTAGAAAGAATTTCTACTGCATCTTTAATAGTAGCTACTGTAAGGGTATTTACACCTGCTGCTAATTGATTACGCTGTGTAACTTTAGCACCGTCTTTCTGTCTACCAAATACTTTAGAAGTACCACTACCACCTCTAACAGCTACATCACGCAATTCTAATTCCAAAGTAGTTACATAGTTTCTTGCTAACTGACGCATTGCAATTTCAAGTTCGTTTACAAAAGAGAAACGAATTGCAGCTTCAGTAATCATTACAGCAGTACCATGTTCTTTTACTGTAATGGATTTAGTGCTGGAACTTAAAGTCTGTGTTTTAATGTGCTTACCTTCTTCAAGAGGTGAAGATACTTTTAAATTATTATAAGTAAGCATTTTAATTTCATTACCAGGATTTACAGTTAAATCCGTTTTTCTTGCCGCAAATTCATAAAAACGATACACAGGCTCTGACAGGAAAAGAATTTCTCTGCTCAAAACAGGTGCTAAAGAATTTACTAATTTTACGGCAGTACCACTATCCAGTGTAGTATCAGTAGTCTGAATAATAGTATTGATTTCATTGCCAAGCGGCCATCTTGTTGCCATTATTTAATCACTCCTAATTATCTTTTAAATTTTCTTGCCTCACGATATTCCTCATCAGACATTGAATTTAACTTGTTAACAAGGTCATTGATTGATGTAGGCATTTGTCTTTTCCCTTGTTTCGGCGGTTTCGGTAAAGGCTCTCTATTTTTACCATACTTTTCTTTAACAGAATCTTGTAGGGCTTTTATCTCTGTATAAGAAGCATCAATTTCCTCTTTTGTACTACCTTTTACCAAATTCTTAAAGTCATCATCAATATCTGACAGCTTACTTTCCCTATAAGCCTTTAACTCTTCGGCATTTTTATAATCAGCAAAATCTTTTTCTGATTTCGCTAAATTAGCTTTATAATCTTCTAATTCCTTCTTGAGATTTTCAATCTCTGCTGTTGCTTCCATTTTCCCCTCATCCTTTGCCTTTGTAATTTTTTCATTCAAATCGGAAAGTTCTTTCTCTTTTGCTTTAATGGTTTTTTCTAATTCATTGATTTTAAGAAAATTACCATTTGCATCTTTTACCTTGTTTGCTACCTCATCTTTCCATTTCTGAACCTCATCTTTCAGCTTTTGAATTTCAGGGTACAACTTATCCCTTTCCTGTTTTCTTGCTTTTTCTATTTCTGCTTGAATATCCACGTTTGAATTATTATCAATGTTATCTGCCATTACTTTTTCCTCCTAAATTATTTAGTTACTGTAAATTTAAGTTTCTGTTTATTTTGTGGTAATACAGGAGAATGTTTTGCAAACTTCTGTACTTTGGGAGCAGAAACTTTTTCAGAACTACCTTTCACTTTGTCATAATTCATTACTTATTCCTCCTTTGGGGGATTAGTATTACCTTCCCCTGTATTTAACTTATTATCCTCACCATTTCTATTACGCCCTACTGTATTCTTTAAATCAATTTGAGGATTAGCATTGCTATCAGAACTTTGCTCTTTTTCTTTCACAATTACATTACCATCATAAGAATTTACGAGCCTACTTGATGTAGGCAAACTAATAGGTTGAATACCATAGAACTGCGGATTATCTTTTACATCTTTTTCAATCTCACTTAAAAGGTCTTTTACCCTATCCTTATGCAATCTTGTCATTGCATCTTCTCTTGTAGTTAAACCTGCTTTAAGTTCAGATAAAATCATATCAAGAGTTGTTACTTCATCTTTAGGTAACATTTCACCCCACCAAATTCTATGATTATAAAAATCATAAGGACTTACATTATCAGGCATTGTTACTAAACCTTCTGTTAAACCTACTTTTAAAATTATCTTATTCAGATAAACTAAAGATTTTTCAGTCTGCACCCTTTTCTGATTAATTAAATCAGTTAAAGGCATAAAGGCTATTTTAAGTGCTAAACCACTTAAATTACTTGGAGCAGTTTCACCGCCGATAGCAAGTTTTGGCATACTACCTATATTAAAGATTGAATTTTCAATTCTATCTATATGAGTATTTGAAGCACTTAAATCACCATTTAATTCAAGATTATATGCTTTAGCTTTCTCACTTGGTAAACACCATACCTTGTTTGCACCTTTTTCAAGATTATGAAGTTTACATCCTTGTACAATAGTAGTAGGAGAAGCATTATAATCAAGAATTTGTGACACATCACTTGCCTTTAAATTATATTCAATGTTAAGAGGAATTAAGTCTTTTAAATCTGACTGCCCAAACATCGAACCAACTAAAGGTAAATTTCTAAAAGGAACAATAGGTATTACACCATATCTATTTTCTACTGTATAATCTTCTTCACCTTCAATATATCTTGTGATTCTTTCCCTTGTATACTCATATCTAACTACTTTTGTATGTGAATTTAAAACACCATCTGTTTCTATCGGATATATAATATCAACTGCTTCTAATGCTTCAAAACTATCATCATACCCATCTTGATATTTAGGGAATACTAAACCAGGCGGAATTGCAAATAATCTAATTCGTCCGTTAGGATATATGCCAAAGGGGTCTATTAAATCTTCTGCATCTTCAAAGTATACTTGCATATAAGCATCACCAGTTACACCTTTTGACTGTCCTACTTTACTCATTAAAGATGAACCATCATTATCATCCCAAACATTATTCAAAAAAGGTAATACTTTTTCCTCTATATCCTTATTTTCAAATTTAAATAAGAAACCACTATTAAACTCTGTTGCAACGTATTTATTGATAAACCTTGCTACCCAATTTGTTGTTATTTCAGGACTATCTTCATCATTTAAAACCTCTTCAAAATGATAACCATTATAGTAGTTCCAGTAGCGAGCATATTCCTTTACCCTTTGCCTGTCATCCTCATTTAAAAATTTAGTAATATCTGTTCCAGTCAAATATGGAGTTAAAAGTTTTTGCATTACTAATTTAGATAACTTATCTATGAACAACATCTCACCACCTTATCCTATGATTTCTTCTGCCTACAAATATATTTCTCTTTGTAGTCTGTATAAACTCATTGTTATCTACTACTTCAACTTCCCCAACATCATGCTTTAATCCCCATACCATTAAGGCAGCACTAAATGGGTAATCATCATGTTTGTTTCTTTCTTTAGGGGCAGCCACTACAAGTTTATCGCCCCTATAATCCTTTGTAAGTTCAAGACATTGCTCTTGAAATTTCCTATACTCAATAGTATTTTGTGCGCTTGAACTTGATGGATAGTGAAAACATTTATTATTAAGGTATGCACTAAAATTTTTCATTAACATACTCTTACTTGCAGGAGTAAATACAAAAGGTATCACTGGAAAATCTACATTAGCTGCTAATCTATCAGCTACTGGACTTCCTACACCACTTCCATCTATAACACATAACTTAATATTAAATCTATTCAAATAATCCTTTACTTTATAAAACTGCTCTTCATAGTTGTCACCAACTATTTCTAACCAATCTATTATCTTTATGTCATAAAGTACATAATCCTCTGCATCATATTCTGTTGCCTTTTCTAATACCACAGGACTTTCATAATTCGGAATACCTATTGTCACTACTGTACTATCTTGTGATTTACCAACATCAATACCTGCTATACAAACCCGGTCTCTACAATAATCCATCCTATCTAATGTAGAATCTGCAACAGGGTCAGTAGTAAATAACTCTCCGTCAATGAACATACCAAACTGAAATACCCATTTCAGTTTATAATTCATTTCAAACTCTATACTATTTTCACCCATTATCTTTTTAGCAGCTTCTACTGTTTTAGCATATTTAGGATTATACTTCATAATGGTATCACAGTCATACTCAAAATGATTTCTCTTTTTCTTGCCATTTTCATACTCTTTTTTATTTAATTCAATAGCATCATAAAAAAAGTTTTTCTTAATTGATGGCGTACCAATAAGAATTTTAGTACCATTATAGAATGATACAGTAGGAAATATGGATTTCCTGTATTTATAATTACTAATATCTTGTGCTTCATCACAAACATATAAATGGTATGAACCACCCTCAATATTTGAACCGTCACTTGCTGAAAAACAAGTTATGGAAGATTTAACACCTAAATTATTAAATACAATAGTTACTCTCTCACCATTAAAAGTATCTTTAGTAATATTAAATTCATCACTTTCTAACATCTCTGTTGCTCTTTTTGATGATAAAAAATCTTTAATATTATTAAAGATAATCCTCGCCTGCGCCAGTGTTGGCGCAAATACGCCCATCATAATACCATTTTTAAATGGCTGTAAACGTGTATCATCTGCAAATAATGGCATATTAGCAAATACAGGTAGTATTACCATTAAACCTGATAATGTGGCTGATACTGTAAAACTTTTACCACTCTGTCGGGACATAAGAGAAGTTATAGTGTCAGGGTCATTTAAGAGTACACCTTCGATAATTCTTCTACTAAATTGTGCTTGATGTGGAAAGAACTTTCTACCAGTCAACATTTCACAAAAAATCTGTATCTTACGAGTTAGTTCAGAAGTTTTAAGTGTTCTTCCTGTATAAGTAATAATATCACCACCTACATAACAAAAAACCACAATGGACTTTCATTGTGGTTTACTACATTTTATTCTACAAAATAATAACCATATTTAACTCTTACTACTCGATTTTTATATCTTCTATCTTGCTTACAGGCAAGATATTCTCTTTTAGTAATTCTTCTCATTTAATACTCCTTTATTTTATACCTATATTATACCACAAAATTATTATTTTGTCAAGTAATTTTCATAAAAAATTTAATTTTAATATGAAAATTATATATTATTTATGGTAAAATTATTATTTAATATCCATTATATGTTTAAACTCATCGTCTGTCCATAAAAACAAATCTTTCTTTTTGGCATTTTTTCTCATCTCACATATATAACAACCAGGAATACCCACCCTAAAACCTCTCTCTTTTGCATAAGCAGGATAGACTTGAAATGTGCCACTCCATACCTCATAACAAATTTTAGGCACTGGAATTTTCTCAAATTTATTATGCTCTATTACAACACGTTCTTTTGCATAACGCTGATGATGATGTTCACGCCACGTTACATCAGCATTTATCCAATCCCATACACCCTCTTTTTTAGGACTCATGTGCTGTACAAAATGCACAAAACAATTCTTACCTACATTGAAATACAAGAAACAGAACTCCCTCTTGTATATTTCAGGTTTTCCAATAAGGGTTGCTAACATAAGTTCAGGTGTAAAATAAACACAATGTTTAAGTCGCCCTGATTGATGGTTTCCATCTATAATATATAATACCCTATCTGCATAAGGTTTTATAATATCTGCAAGTTCATATACTTGTTTATCACCAACAGACCATTCCTCTTGAGGGTCAGACTTGCTTAATCTTGTTGCACCATTTCCTGCATCTCCACCTATACCTACATACATATTAGGAATAGACATTAGGTATCTGAAGGTTTTTTCAAATAACTCCTTATTACATAATCCCCAATGTATATCACCTAAATTTGTAAAATAAGCTACCTCATTATCACATCTAAATGTTACAACATGGTCTTTCAATTCATTAAATATTATCTGTTCCTTATCTTTAGCTATTTGAAACCCCTCCTATTTAATGTTTTCCCAAAGACAATCTTTAAGGTCTTTATCTTCCCTAAACCTTACAAAGCGTGGATGTCTTAAAGATTTTGTTTTCTGATTAATTACATTCTGATACATGATTTCAACAGGAACATTATACAAATCCATATTCTTAATCATTTCTTGTGTATTGTCATTTATACCCTTAACAGTAGTAACATATTTTAATTCACCATCTTTATATGCACCTAATTTTATACCTGCTACCCAATGATTATAGTATGTCTTTGTAACAGGTACTCCATTCTCCCAATATTTCCAACCCCGCTCTGCGAGTTCTACCAAATCAAACTTGCCTGTATAATACTTATCAGGCTCTACAAACCCCATTATAACTAAATCCGCTGTTTTACGTTCTTTAAATTTTAACCAATAGTTACTTCTTTTAAATTCATAACTTGAATAAGCATCTTTTAATACAATCCCTTCACCGCCGTTATCAATTACAGCACTGTATAAGTTGTTATATGTAGGTACTTTCTTAAAAATAGGATTTTTAAAATAACTATCCTCATATAATGCCCAAAAACTTAAATCAATATTAAAAGGCTCTACCCTAATATTTAACGGTATAGGAAAACTATCTAATTTCACATAAAGAGTATTTAAAAACATTGCCCTCTCTAAAAGAGGAAATCTTGTTAAATCCTGTCCATCCCATTTTATTACATCAAATATGTTATAAATTAACTCATAACCATCTTGCCACAAATTCAACGCTCTTTCAGATGTTGAACCTAAAATATGTTGTACTTTAGAAGAGTCAGATTTTTCATACTTCAATGTAAGTTCACCGTCAAAAATAAAATCTTCATCACTGCCCAAAAGTTTATTTATATTAATATTACTTAAAAAAGGAAGTTTAGATGTATTATCCTCCTTCTCCCCTGTTACCTTACTATTACGGCGACTATAAAAATAATTTTTACCATCATGACATAACATAATTGCTCTATGTCCATCTAACTTTTCTTGAGCAACAAAACGTCTGAATAATCCTATACTATCTTTTTCAAACTTTTCAAAATTACATTCTGTGCAAAGCATAGGCTCTATATTAGGATTTATATTCATAATGCCCCACCTCTAACAGATTTAATACTACTCTTTCTAATGCTTTTAAATCACTATCATTTATAATTTTATAATCCCAAATACCCCAATCATCTAATTCAGTTTCACTGCTATTTTTACGCTGTTCCTCTGTCAATTTATTTTCATGATTAGGTCTTTCAACCCTAATTGTTACACAATTATAATCTCTTTTGTGACAATAATCTAAAAGTTTTAATACTTCATTTTTATAACGTACATCAGGAATAGTTACTGCAAAATCTTGATAACCATACTCTATATTCCCGCTTATCATATTATCTAAATCATATAAGAAATATTCAATCCAAATGTCAGGATTATATTGTCTGCCACCATCACCAATCATTTGTAAAAGCTGCCTACCTCTTTCATCTTTCTTATTATCCCATCCAAAAGTATTCCTTGCAACACGCTTTACATTATCTGCAATGTGCATTGTCCACATATCTCCACATTTTAAATGTTTCATCAAAAGATTAGATACAGTATCTTTTCCACTTTCTGCTTTTCCACTTATTAAAAAAATAGTTTTCACTTAAAAACCCCCTTTAATAAATTATACCATAAAGTAATGATTTTGTCAATATAAAAATTTTCACCAGTTAGTATCGTTTTAGAATACTAACTGGTGAAAATTATCTAACTAACAAACCATCTACAATAAGAGTATCAATAGGTGTAGATATTGCTTCTAAATTTTCTACCTTTTTAGACTGCCTTGATTGCACATCACTAAAAATCATTCTTAATTCCGTACCACCATAATTAAAAGTTACAGATTCAAAAACAACTACTTTATCACCTTTTTTAATTTTCTCTATATCCTTCCAACCTTCTTGCGTATAAACCTGTAACCCATCAAACACTTCAATTTGTGTCCCATTCTTATAATTAGTAAATAAAGTATGAACTCTGCCATTAAAGGTAGTCAATTCAACAGTTAAATTTGTTGAAGTCTTACCTTTAGAGTCTACATAAAATACTTTGGCTTTAGAATAGGGGATTAAACCCCTATTCTTATCTAACAACTTAACCTGCGCAGAAATTTTCACAATTTGCCTCCAAGACTTCTCTTACAAAATTATAACGCTCTACATAAATGCAATCATAGATTGCTTTAAGAGGGTCATAAGTTTCACTACTTGTAACTGCTTTAATTGCAGCAGGTGAATAACCACTTACAAGTACTAAACCATTTTCATTCTCAATAACAGGAATTGTTCCACTTCTTGAAGCTACGTTCCAAAAAATGAGTTTTGGTAATTTATAACCATAACTTCTATAAAGTTCGGAGATTGATTCAAGACTGTTTCCATAAGTACACTCATTAAATTCCATATCACTAATAATAAGAATATTAGGAATATCCTCTTGTTTAAGTTTATTCCTTACAGCAGTATCTAATACAAGTTTAAATACAGCTTCAATATTCGTACTACCGCCCCAATCCATTCTTTCTGTCATCCAAATATAAGCATCATAAACTGTTTTAAATCTACTTACATCTACATAAGTAGGCTTATCAGAGAATGTAACTACTTTGCCTTTAAACTCATCCTTTGCACGTTGCGCAAAATATAAAGCTAATCCAACAGAGCAATCAATAGGCATTATATTATTACTGCCCCATGTCATAGAACCACTTACATCAGCTACTACAAGAGTATTTTCTACGCCCTCATAATCCTTTAAATTTTCCCAAAGACCCTGTGTAAGTCTTTTATCACTATTACTTCTTACCATAGAGATAATCTCATGCGGATAAAGAGTAGAAGCATTAATTTTAGCTTTACCTTTAGAAAGACTATCAAGATACTTCTGTCTACGTTGCATATCCTTTCTCATAAAAAGTTCAGCATACTTCTTATTAGCTTTAGAAGGGACAGCTTCATAATCAATCTCATTATAAGTATTATTAGAGATATGCTGCTCCACAATATCTAAATATTTTCTCATTTCAGACAAGGCTTTTCTGTACTCACCATTAGTCATTCCATAATAGCCAATAAACTCTCTTGCCAATTTACGAGATTTTTTACCACTATTTATAGAAGGCATCCATTTAGCCAATAAACTAATGGATTTATCTTTCTGCATATTATCCCAATCTACCTCTAACTGCTTACAAAGAGTTTCTATTAAATATTTTTTCAGATGAGTTTCCATAAGCACAAAAAGGTCATCCCATCTACCTACTTCTACAATATATTTAATAAAATGTTTAACAAGTTCAGGCTCTCTATTAGCTAATTCTTTAAGCATTTCTCTGAAAATACGCCTTTCACCTAAACCGCCACGCACATCACGCAGGAAAAACATATATCTATAAATAACTTCTTTATTGTGTTTCTTATCATTTAAAAGCTGTGCAACCTGTGCATGAAGTAACTCATCAGACATATTTCTAATAGCAGGCAATGAGAAATTAAAATCCACTAATACATCTTTAGTAGTTGCATAACCCTTCATACCATTTTCAGTAAAAGAAACATTCATTTCATCTTCTAAATAATTAATAAAGATCATTTCATATCCTCCTTAAATTAAATGGAACGCCCTGAAGGAATTGAACCTTTTGACTCCTTCCACCTGTTTAATGTCGCAAGATTAGAAGTCTTGTGGTGGAACAGGGCGTATAAAATAAAAACCTGCTCATTAGAGCAGGCTATTTGTGGCACAGTAGAAATAAATCAAATGACTTACCACTACTGCATTAAACAAGGTTTCTCAATAAAGTATTACAAATTACAAATTTGTTCTTTTCTTAATAAAATGATTGCTGTGAAACCTTTATAACCTGCAAGGTAGTTTTACTCTGTTCAAAAGTAAGCAATTTTGGGAGAACCTTAATAAAATTTTGCTGTACTACCTTTATGTATATATTATAAGTCATCTAATTTGTCAAGTAAAATTTTTATGGTACGAGTGGAGGGAATCGAACCCACAACACAAGTTCCCAAAACTTGTATGTTACCACTACACTACACTCATATTATTAAATGGAGCTTCCAGAGGAACTTGAATCCCCATCAACTGATTACAAATCAGTTGTTCTACCAGTTAAACTATGGAAGCATAATAACCTCATCAAGCCGATTTATTTAAGTAACTCATTCTTATACTCATAATCGGTAAAAAGACATATAAAACATATTACTTAAACTGACGAGGATTAATTACATGGCACGGCAGAGAAGGACTTGAACCCTCATTAATGGTTTTGGAGACCACTGTTCTACCATTGAACTATCACCGCATTTTATAGGGAACAGATTTTCACTTTTACTACTAACCTGTTCCCTATCTCCGAAGGAACTGCTATTTTGGGTACGCCGCTTTTAAACTACTGCCCAACATTTTAGGAAAATGACACTTCCCAGGCATATATATAAAACCATGTCATAAGTTCCCAAACAATAAGCGAGCCTATAACAACAGTTTTATTATCTATGGGGCTTTCGCCCCTAAATCAGCTTATAAGCTGACCAACGATGGCTAATTGGTAGACGGTACGGGACTCGAACCCATATTATAGCCTTGAAAGGGCTATGCCTTAAACCTCTTTGGCGAACCATCCATTATGGCGGTGATACAGGGGATTGAACCCTGAACTTTGCCTTGACAGGGCAATGTTTTATCCTATTAAACTATATCACCGTGGTGGGCAGGGCAAGATTTTAACTTGCGATGTTTCTAACGTGGATGATTTACAGTCATCTGCCTTCGTACAACTCGGCACACCTACCCATTTATTTAAATACTTACTGCATTTCATTGGAAGCGGGTATGGGTACTGCCCCCATTTAATCAGGCTTATGAGACCTGTAAGGTTACTTAACCTCCCACCCGCAATTATTAGTGGAGTTAAATTTCTCTAACTCCACAAGTATATGTCCGCAAACATATACCCTAATTTATCTAAAGGGAACTCTATTTTCCATCTTCCTACATACTACCTTACTTGCCGAAAATCGTTCCCTTTCGTAATAACCTATGGCGGAGCAGTAGGGACTCGAACCCTAAAACCGCTTTAGCGGCACGGCAGTTTTCAGGACTGCTGCCTTACCAATTAGGCTACCACTCCATAATTTCCATTTAGCCAAAGGTAGCAATAGATAATCTTATTATTCTATCATCTGTAACAAATTTTTTAAAGTAATAATTGCAGACATATATTTTTCAATATACGCTTTCTCAAATAAATATTACTACCCTTGGATAAGTGGCGGAGCGTAATGGAGTCGAACCATTAAAACGCTTACACGTTTCACGGATTAGTAAACCGCTGCATTACCATTACGCTAACGCTCCGTTTTTATTTATTATAACATATTAACATAAAATTGTCAATACTTTTTTAAATTATTTGAAATTTTAACATCTTATTTTTCTTTATTATTCCTTTTATACTCAAATGAAGTTTTAGCTACAAGACCATACTTCTTTAAATACTTTTTTATACCATTATCTGATACACCATAAATCCTGCCCATTTCTCTCATACTTAAACCTTCATCAACAAGTTTTTTCAATTCTTCCCTTAAAATATTATCATCTTTTTTAAGAGTATTATTTTTTATAGTCTTATCTGCACTCATCACAATACTTCTATTGAGAGAAGAACATTTAACGCTACAAAAAATTTGTGTATGTTTCTTTGGAATAAATATTTTATGGCACATAGGACACTCAACACGTTTATCTTGTAATGATTGTAATACTTTTACGCCATCTCTTTTTGTACGCTCGGTATAAGTTATTTTATAACCTCTACCGCTAATTTTTCCTGATTTAACATTTCTTCCTCTATAATTTTCAGTTAACAAATGACAATTAGGACAAATTAAACGTAAATTACTTTCACTGTGGTTTAATGGGTTTCCATCTATATGGTCAATCTCCAATGGTACGTTTCCAGTGTAAGGATTAACCTCTCCCCAACCACATATAGAACACTTACCATCATTTAATTCAAATGGATACCTTCTAATATAATCTGAAACTTCTCCCCAATTTCCTTGACCACCATCAACTAAACCTTGTTTCCATTTAGATATATAATCTAAATAACGTGATCTCATACTACACTTTTTACTACAATATGTGTTACGATATTGTGTAATCTCTTTTCCGCAAATTGGACATTTTCTTTTTTCCATTCTAATTCCTCCTAATTAAAATTATATAGGGAAGCATAGAGAAGGAGGCTCTATGCTTAATTACTCTATCAAAGTTTGCAACCTTTAATAGAAACCTTTAAAATCTATGGTCGTCCCAAAGGTACTCGAAACCTTGTCTTACAATTATAAGTTGTACGTTCTAACCGCTGAACTATGGGACAATATGGTGCGCATGGAGGGACTCGAACCCTCACGGTTTTACCCAACGGATTTTAAGTCCGTTGTGTCTGCCAATTCCACCACAAGCGCATATAATTGGGGCTTTATACCCCAAGTTTAATCATGAATTTTTAACAGTTTTGCAGACTGTCCTCTTACTTCAAGAGTACACAGGACTATTAAAAGTTCTTCTCAAAATCTTCTATAACCGTTTCCGTCTGTTTAAGGCTTGCTTCAAGACTTTTCTTAATCATTTTAAAGCGTTTAAGAATTGCATCTTTATATTTAGCATGGGCTTTTTCAAAAGCAACAAGTTTACCAACTTCTTCGTCCCACTCATCACCATCTGCTAATCTTGCAACACCTTTATACGAATCACTTAAAAGTAACTTCTCAATCATTCTATAATCGTCTGTATCTACTTTTAACAGATTAATTAAATCCATTGAAGTATTTTGAAGAATTGCTACTACAACCCCATCTTCTTCTTTAATAATAAATTTTGGTTTCCTTTTTGCCATTTTTATTACCTCATTTCTTATTATGTGCTTATTATACCACAACTTTTAGAGATTGTCAACTACTTTTTTAATTTGTGCTTCCAATTCCACCAATTCTTTGCTGTGTAACAATATCTCCTAAAGTGTTATATTCAAGAAAAATACCTTGTGCCACTCTTGTACCCTTTGTTACTACAACTTCCTTATCAGAGAAATTAAAAAGTGGAAGCCAAATTTCACTTTTATAATCTGCATCAATAACTGCGATATTGTTAGCAAGCATTAAGCCCATCTTGCATAAACTACTTCTTGGTGCAATAAATAATACATCAGAAGAGTACATTGTTACACCAATACCTGTATGCGCCCATTCCACAGTATGAGGTTTAATAATTGTATCTCTCGCTACCTCAAAATCATAGCCTGCGGAAAGTTCTGTTTTTCTTTCAGGCAAATGTAATTCCCCATAACCGTCAAAAGTAAAGAAACCTCGTTCCATAAATTCTCCTATTCTCAACACATATACAGTAACTTTTCTCTTACCAAATTCAAAGGCGGTAAGTTTATCAGGAACATATATATCAATTCTATTCCCTTTTACAGCACCGCCAGTATCTTTTGCTTCGTAAAACCCATCAAATTTTCCTGCACCCTCAACATAAACAAGGGAATGTAAAGGAATAATATCAGGGTCTACTGCAATAAATCCTTCTCTTACAAATTCTCCACTTGCTGTAATCCCAAAATTGGGGTCACTATAATCCCTACCACACTCATCAGGTGCTGCTGTATAAGCAGTAGCTGTACACTCATAAACAGGTGTATATACTATTTGTGTTGCTTCACAACTACGCCCCATAACGAGAATGACAAACGCTACAAACATAGGTATTACCATCTTTTTCAAGAGGTTTACCACAGCAATACCACTGCTCCGCTTTTATGTAAGGCGTTTGCTTTCCGTAAGATTTACCATCATCTCCTAAAAAGTATTCTTCAGCCTGGTATAAATCTTCTTTAGGGATTTCAATATTTAAAAATTTTGCAAGAGAATCATCAATTTGTTTCAGCATAAGTTGCGCTGCTTTAATTTTTTCCCTTAATAGGATTGCTTCTTCTTTTTCCATTGTCATCCTCCTTGACTTTATAATATCACAAAACAAGAAGAATGTCAATAATTAATTTTCGTATTCTTTAAAACACGAAGGGGTTAAATCTTCTTGCCGTCTTTGACACAATTCAATTTTTTTATCAAGATACATTGCCATTGCAAAGCACTGCATCATTTTTGTCAAATACTCATTGAATTTTTCAGGTTCATAATCTTTATCCTCTGTATCAAAGCATTTTTTGCTATACACATCTACAAGTCCCAAAGATTCAACTTTGCAATGCTCTAACGCACTTCTGACTACAAGCACATCAGAAATGTTTGATTTTGCAATCAATTCAAAAAAGTCATAGAGTTCTAAATCCGCAAGTTCTGCATCTGTAAATTGTTTTTTACCTGTTACCATTATTACACCTCTCAAATCATCGTATCACTATTATACCACAAAAATCATTTTTTGTCAATAGATTTTATAAAATTTTTTACTTTAACAATTTAAAGCACTATTAATTTTAAAAATCCCTAAAGAAAAGAAAAAGAAAAGAACCAAAAGAAAAAGAAAAGAATATATATATATATAATTATTATTATAAATATTTTTACTTTTATTTTAGTTATAATATATATATATATATCTGACTATTAAAATTACGTTAGTAATTTTAATTTTCTTTTCTTTTTGGTTACTTTTTCTTTTCTTTTTAAAAAATTTTTGTTGACAAAATATGAAACTTGTGGTATAATAAGGACATACAGAAAGAGAGGTTTAGATATGTACAATTTTAATTACACTGTTACCATTGAAATAAAAGGCTCTACAACACTTGATGTAGAGCAAGATTTTGCAGATCGTGTTAAAGAAAAAGACCCTAAAACTATTGAAACGATGAATAAATTAATTAAAAAGCGTATCAAAGAACAATTTGCAGATAATGTTGCAGAAGTTAAGGGGATAGAAATAATATGCAAGGATTAACAAGAGATATTGAAATTTATAATGTTGATATTCGTAGAGTTCCAGTAATAGAAACTTTTTTAGAGGATAAACCTGTTTATTATAAAGCAAATGCACCAATGCTCATAAAAGTTGGTAAAAACATAGAATATCTTAATGTTGGTGATTATATAGTTTGGGATAAAAACGGAGATTATAAAGTTTATTCAAAAAATGAATGGAATAAATTTTATGGCGCAAAATTAAAGGAGGCTGCAAAAAAATTATGAGATATTTCTGGAATAGAAAACGTAAACAATGGGGAAATGCTTATTGGTGCTATCCATACTCAATTAAAATTCAAGCCCCTCTAATGTTTGCTATTGTAAAACATATAAAAGGTACAAATATTGATAAATTTGATGATGGCACAATCGTTAGAATTATTAGACCCGAAAATGAGAATTTTTATAAGGATTTCTATACTATAAGAATTAGCGATGGTTTAAAACAGTATGTCTTAAAAAAGGATTTATTACCATGTTAAAACAAAAACTCATTAAATCTTTTACAGAAGAAACAGGAATTAAAGTTTTAGACCCCTTTTATATAAAAGGCTATGAAACACCTTACAGAATTACAAAATCAGGAAATATAGAACGCTTTATTAAATCTGTATGGACAGATAGTTCTTATGCAGTAATTGATTTAGTTGCATTTGTTGATAATGATATGATTAGCAAATGCACTGAAAATCTTATAGAATATAAGCCATCAGAAATTACAAAACGGAGGAAAAAGAAATGACACTGGATGCTGCTATTGAATATTGGACTAAAAAAGCTAAAGAGAATGAACAAAAATATGGTCAACTTGTAATGTGGTTGGAAGAATTAAAAGTTTTTCGTGAAGAAGATAGATTAAAAAAGGTGAAAAAATGAAATATGAAAAACTTAATGAATACATTTTATACGGTATAATGTATAAAGGAAAATGGATTGCATATAGTTTAGATGATAATTTTATTTATATAAAGTTTGATAGTTTTATGGTAAAAATCTCTCATGATAAATTTTTTATAGATAAGAGATATTTACATCAAACAACTGGTTTAATACCGCTTTTTAAAAAAGAATATACAGAAAAATTAAGAATTGAATGGGAACTTGAATATGATAGCAGTATTGGTTATCTAACAAAACTATCTAATGGTAGCCTTCTTTCTGCTACAATATTTAATTTTTTTGAGAATTACACGGGAGAGTTAAAATGCTATAAAGCGGATATTGGAAAAGTGGCAATCTATATAGATAATGAATTAATGGGTTTCATAGATACAGTGGAGGTTAAAAATGATTAATTATACTAAAATTCAAGACAATTTTATTAAAGAATTAAATAAAGGCGTTAAGTTTTATTATCTTGAGGTTGGTTCTAACATTTATGCAAGTATTGATTCTAAAATAATTTATTCTTTCCCTAAAGAAAAATTCTTTTTAGATTATGAGCGTTTTGGAATTAAGAAAGAAAATATTTTAAAAATTCTTGCCTATGATTATACTATACCTATTATAGATAGTAAAGAAGAAACAGATTTAAAAGAACTTACAGGACGATTATTTTTAACACCTGATGATAAAAAGATTTATTTGAATTCCGAAAACCTTAAAACTTTAGGAAAAGGTTATGAATTGTTTTGGGCATTAGGAACTCCAATTATAGCTGCGAAAAAAGATAATGTAATTTTATCTTTGTTTTCAATGATAAGGGTAGAAGATAGTGTAACAAGCACAAATTTTAGATAAGAGCATTGTAATTAATGGAGGTGTATAAATATATGGATTTATTAGAAGAGGCTCTTTATAATGGTTTAGAGGGATATGAGTGGGTAGACTTACTTAATTATTATGATTGGGATGAGTTTGTAGATGAAATTTATGGTGACTTGCATAGATGGGATATTGATGTAACAAGTATTCGCCGTAAAGGAGATAAATATTATGCAATTTACTGGTCAAAAGGTTTAACGGAAAATCAAGAAAATGATTTTAGCTGTGCATATATTGAAGAGGTAACTCCTGTTAAAAGAACAGTAGAAGTAACGGAGTGGATGGAACGTTAAGTAAAGAAAAGAAAGAAAAAGCCTTTAAAAAATTAAAAGAATATACAGATGATGAACTTGCAATTCTATCTAAAATGTATGATAAAGACTATGATATGTACTTGTACTTTATTACTATCTTTAAGGCATTACATTTAAGTGGTAGAAATCTTAATGAAGAACAGGTTAAGGCTATAAATGAATATGTAGATAATTTTGGTAAAGTATTTAATGATTTATATTTAATGCCTAATGAAACATATTCAGATGATGAATTAGAACGTATTGAACAAGCGTTTAATACAAGTTTTAAAGATTATATATTAACATTAACGTACATTGTATACTGTCACTCACAAAATACTAATGATATTTCTTTTGACGATTTTATAAAAGCATATAATGTATTGCTTGACATGGGTAAAAGTTATGATTGATTTAATTCGTTTTGGTATTTTGCAGTCTTTAGATTACTGGACTGCAAAACATCCTTATAAATTATATTTAAGAAATAAAAAGGTAGAAGATAGATATGCAAGTTGGGAACGGACATTTAATTTCAAAGAATACTTTAAGGTATTGCAAAGAGTGTAATCACTTTAAAAATAATTACTGTTTTTTAAAATGCAAGAATGTGGGCGCAGATTGGTTATTTTGTAATAGATTTAAGGAGATAAAGAATGGGTAATATCTTAATGACAGAATGTGAAAAATGTAAACGGAGAATTGTATTTCAAGCTGATGATAAACTTAAATACTGTCCATATTGTGGTGAAGAAATCGGGGCTTATCGTAAGACTATGTTAAAAAATAAGGCAGAAAGATATATTGATGAGATAAAGATAGCATTAGCTACAAAGGAATTAGAAAAAGAACTTATCATAGTACCTGAAGAAATTAGTGATTATGAGGATGGCTATATTAGAGGTATTCAGTATGCACTTGAGGTATTGAGGGAAGAATTATGATTACATATATTATGATGGGACTTTCAATAGCGTGGGCAGTATTAATGTACATTTCAGATGATACTAATACAGTAATACGCAGCGCAGCATTGATGTTACTTTGTTGGTTTACGGCGGGTATTATGGCACTGTCGGAGGTATTATGATAATTTCAATATTACTTGCTTTAATTTTCTGTGTACTTATGTTTATAATAGTGGATTTAAAATCAAAAATAGAATGTGCAGCACTTATGATAATAAGTGAGATAGCAGTATGGGGTACTTATATATTAAATGCTTTAGAAAAATAGGAGGTTATAATGTTAGAGATAACTTATAAAGATGGTAGAATTATTACAGTTGATGATTATGATAATGCAGAATTGGAAGATAGTATGCTTATATTCTATAAAAATGAGTATATAGTAATGATAATTAACCTTGACTGCATAGAAACAGTAGTAGATATTGGGGAGGAAGAAAATGCTTAACATACATTATAAAAATGGCTTAACAGATACTGTTACAAGAGATGAATATGATGATTATACTTATGACGGTAAAGTAGTGATGATTTTTAAAAGGGGCAATATGATTGCTTTGATTAATGTAGATAGTATTAGTGGTATATATCTTAAAAGTGATATTGAATGTAAGGCTACCAATTAAGATAGTCTTTTTTATTACCAATTTTTAGAGTGAATTTTTATCACGAAAAATTTTTGCCGGTTTTAGGGGTTGTTTATATTTACGAACTCTTGTCATATTTAGTTATTTATTACCACTTTTGGAGAGAAAAATTTTTTCAAAAAATAT